ACCGAAGGAACCTCCCGTCGTGTTCTTGGCACATCTTCCCGTTCAACTCGCAGCGCTCAGCCCGCGAAGAATCGAGTTGAGGTTGATCGCTGGGCACTCTTAGCAGGTATCAAGGGCTGATATTTTTTAGAGTCGGAAAATATGACAAAACACACATATAGGAGAATATATAATGTCATTTAATCTACAACAGTTAACAGAAGGTATTCGTCAGCGTCACGTTGGCACCCAGAACAAGCGCCTTGTTGAGAAGTGGAACCGCACAGGTCTTCTTCGTGGTCTTGATGATGTAGCACGTGAGAACATGTCTACACTCCTCGAGAACCAGGCAGCGCAGGTCCTCCGTGAGGCAAACACTCTCGGTAGCGATGGTAGCAGCGACATCCGCGGTTTCACCAACATCGCATTCCCAATCGTCCGCCGCGTTTTCGGTGGTCTCGTTGCAAATGAGCTCGTCTCCATTCAGCCAATGAGCCTTCCAAGCGGTCTCCTCTTCTACCTTGATTATACCTATGGTAGTGATGTTGGCGGCGACGCTGATTCACCTAGCACATACAAGGCTGGTCAGAGCATTTACAATAGTCCAACAGGTAAAGGCGTCCAAAGCGGCTCACTTGGTGTTGGTGGTCAATATGATCTAGCTGGCAGCGGTTTTTCACGAGTTCACGATGTAGAAACTTCTCACGGAATTGGCAACGGAGACTCATTTACAGCGGCAGGATTTGTTAATCTAGGCGCCTCTGTCGGAGCTGCTTCAACAAGCACAACAGCAGACGCAAAGCTTCTACAATTTGACCCGCAAGTTCTAGACCTTATTGACAACTCAGAAGGTAAGTTCTTCTTTGTTGCTGCTGATGTTCCATCTGCTGCTGATAAAACTGCAGTTAAAGACTTCGCACTTATGGCGACTGGTTCTCAGGCTATGAATAAAGACATTGAAACAGACTTGGGCACATTACAAGGTGGCGAAGCTCTTAACGTTCGTAGACTTAACCAGCTTGGTAGCTTAAGCGGAACAACTTGGACACCTGATCCTATCAATGGTTCTCAGGTTCTTTTAGTTCTTTCTGGGACAGAAGCACCTGTAGCAGCCGAGGTTCACCTTTCTTATGTCAAAGCTGACTCCTTTGAGGCCAGCGCTTCAGGTGGCGATACTCTTACAGTTCCTGCATTTGAGTCCAACATGGGTCTTGGAAGCGCACAGACTCCTGTTATTCCTGAGATCGATATTAAGATTGAGTCAATCCCTGTAACAGCACAGACCAGAAAGCTCAGAGCTCGTTGGTCCCCAGAGCTCGCACAGGATCTTAACGCTTACCACAGCATGGACGCAGAGGTTGAGCTTACACAGATCCTCTCCGAGCAGATCGCCCTTGAGATCGACCGTGAGATTCTTAATGACCTTCTTACCCAGGCACAAGGTGCAAACTACTACTGGAGTCGTAGCCCTGGTAAGTTCGTTAACAAGCAGACCGGTGCAGAGATTGCTCGCACAAGCACTCTCACCCCTGGACCAGCTTTCACTGGTACAGTTCGTGAGTGGTACGAGACTCTTACCGAGACCGTTATCGACGTTGCTAACGAAATCCACAGAAAGACACTTCGCGGTTCCGCGAACTTCATCGTTGTTTCACCTGACGTTGCAACAATCCTTGAAGCATCTGTTCTTTATCGTCCTGCTTACAGCCTCGACGGTGACGGCCAGGTTGGTGCTCCTTTCACAATGGGTGCAGAGAAGATCGGTACACTTAGCAACCGCTTCACCGTTTACAAGGACCCCTACTTCCCACGTAACAAGATCCTCGTCGGTTACAAGGGCGGTAGCTACCTTGAGACAGGCTTCGTCTACGCTCCTTACGTTCCTCTCATCGTCACTCCGACAATCTTCGCGCCAGAGGATTTCACACCTCGCAAGGGCGTTATGACACGCTACGGTAAGAAGATGGTACGTGCTGACTTCTACGGAACAGTTACCTGCCTCGACATGAACATTATCTAAGGATAACATCTAGCTTCGGCTAGGTCGGTCTAGAAGAAACCAGCTTCGGCTGGTTTTTTTGTATATAAAAAAAGTTGTGCATATATATTATATAGACACCACGAAAAGGTATAATGATATGATATGCAAGATATGTGATTATGAGTCAAGTGGTAAAGATTTTAGCAATCACTTAAAAAAAGAGCATAAACTTTTAAGTAAAGAATATACGGCTAAATACATTTACAATAACAATGTAGGATGTAAGAATTGCGGCAAAGAAACACGTTATGTAGCATTTCAGTTTAAGAAGTATTGTTCTGATTGTTCAAAGGTTGCTATGTCTGAAGGTGGCCGAAGGGGCGGTCGTCATGAGGCGTGGAATAAAGGCAAAACTTCTAAAGAAGATAGCAGAATAAAAGGTCAAAAGGGTAAAGACAATCCTTTTTGGGGAAAGAAACATAGCGAAGAAACAATAAATAGAATTAGTTTTACTAAAAGATTAGGTGATAAAAAAGTATTAGAGCGAATACTACAGAGAAATGAAGAGTTTGAAATCTTAACTCCCTTAGAAGAGTATTTTAGTAGACAAAGGCAGTATTTAGAGTTTAAGTGTAAAAAATGTGACTTTGTTTGTAAGAAAACATTACAAGCTTTTGAAAGAGGATCTTTGTGCCCTAAATGTTATCCTATTTCTAGAAGTAAAAGTGAAATCGAAGTGTATGATTTTGTTAAGACATTAGTCGACGAAAGTGTTAAAAGTAACGATAGAACTCTAATAAAGCCTAAAGAGATAGACATATATGTTGCAGACAAGCATTTTGGCATAGAATATAATGGTTTGTATTGGCATAGTGAACTAGTTGATAGAACGTCAAAAAATGAACTAAAAAATAAAACAGAAAAAGTGCTAGAACAAAACGCAAAACTAATGCACATATTTTCAGATGAATGGGATTTTAAGAAAGATATTTGCAAAAGTATGATTAGAAGTCGCTTAGGTTTATGTGAAAGAATATGGGCAAGAAAATGTGTTGTTAGAGAGTTAGAAACAAAAGTTTTTAATAACTTTATGAATGAATGTCATATAAGTGGCAAAGTAAATAGTAGTATTAAGTTAGGTCTGTTCTATAATGGCAAGTTAGTTTCTGCAATAGGATTTAGAAAACCTAGACAGAGAAAATGGAAAGGTTATTGGGAGATTAGCAGGTTTGCGTCGCAGTTAAATACAAACGTAGTAGGAGGATTAAGTAAACTTCTTAAGTATTTTAAGGCAAATAATGAAGGAAGTATCATGACATATGCAGATCGAAGATTTGGTGAAGGGTTAGGGTATGAGAAAGTAGGATTTCAGTATGTTGGTAACACAGGAGTTGATTATTGGTATTCTGATGGTGTTCAAAGATTTGATCGATTTATGTTTAAGACAGATAAGAACGAGAAAGAAATAGAAAAGGTTACTAAGCTCAAACTATTTAAGGTATGGGGTTGTGGAAGTAATATATGGGTTTGGGACTAAAACATCATATTTATCTTATAAGAGGTAGCAATGAAAGTCATAGAAACATTAGAAATGATGGGTAATAGGTTGCAGATAGCTATTGTTGTCTGTGACTATCCTCAAGATAAATCAGGTGACTTAGTAATAAGATATGCTAATAGTCCTGCAACACAGTTGTTCAAATATCAGCACTTAGAAATGAATGGTTTAGATGTTCGTAAGCTTATGCCTATGAATATTGCTAAAAGTCATAGAACATATGTTAACAACTATAAAGAAACTTCAGAAACAGCATCTGGTCATCGAAGCAGTGGTATTATGGGCAACTGGAGAAGTTTAGAAGGTGTTGCTAAAGATGGAAGTCTAATACCTTTGAAAGCAAATGTTGCTGATATAAAAAATAGTGAAGAAAGATACTTTGTTGCTATATTTGCTGATAGGTCTAGCGAAGTTAAAAGAGAAAAAGAACTTGAAAAGAGTTTAGCGGATAATGAAAAAGCTATTGCACAGCTTGAAGAGCTAAGACGAAAGTCTGAAGAAGCCAAAGAGATAGCTGAAGATGCTTTGTTGCAAGAAAAAAAGATGACCGGACAAATAACGCTATTGCGACAAATCTTTACGGGAACTGTTGGTTTAATAACAATGTTAGGTTTGTTGATTATAACATCGTGGGTAACAGGTAACAATGACGCCAAAGATTCTTTAGCGATGATAGAAAGAGTCTTGCTTGTTTTAACAGGTATCTTAGGGTCTGCGATGGCAAGTGTATTTGATAGTAGAAATAACGAGAAAAAGTAGTTATTATTTAATAAAATCTGCTGCATGTTTTTCTGTGTAAGTATTTATATATCTTTCTAAAGAAAGTCTTGCAGAAGTTATTTATGTTATCTTAAAAGGCATATTTATAATGTAGCTAAGGTGCAAGATGTCAAGATTATTAAAAGAGTATATAGGGTTGTTATTAGAAAGGCAAAACAAAGGAATTGACAGAATAAAAGAATCTGTGCAAACTTTGTTTTTCTATAATAAAAGAGAAGAAAACAGCTGCAAGATACTAATCGAAGAAGTTGGTAACATGATAAACGTTAAATATGTGGACACTTCTTTTGTTCCTGGGCAGAAAATATATGGTTATGTTAATATAGACTGGGTTTATAGTGGATCTGGTCAGAAGACTTTTAACAACAAAAGTATCTGGCAGACAACATCATCTAGCGCCGAAAGGTCTTGGGGTCCTTTATTATATGAAGTTGCTTTAGAATACGTTTCTTCTAAGAGAGGAATGTTAATGTCGGACAGACTAACAGTTTCAGATGATGCTGAAAGGGTTTGGGACTATTATCTCAGACGATCACAGAGCGAAGGTAACTTAGAATATATCCAGATGGATTATGAAAGTATATTTGGCACGCCTGGAGAACTAGGTATAAAGGGTGTAAGAGACGATATCGTTGTTCCGAAATACACAAAAGATGACCCTTCAGATGACATAGAGCAAATATCAACCTTCAAGAATGTTCTTAAAAGAAGTGGAGAAGAGAGTTTAAGTGATGGTTGGCTTAAATCTTCTTTGTCAAAAGCTTATTATAAGACAAATAACGATGTAATACCTATATTAGAAGAGCTAAAGTTAATAGAAATGGTTAAACAATGATTGGATTCTTAAGTCAGAACGACAAAGTAGAGAAAAAGAAAGTAAATACGTCGCCAACTGCAACTGATGTTAAAGCTGCGCAGGAAGCAGGAATAGATTTAGGTAAATCTTGGAGGCCTTACTCTAGAGAAGTTAGAGTTCACATGTATGTTGATAACATGCAAGAAATGACTAGATTTTATAATAAGATTCTTGAGTTTCCTGTTGTTCGTTATTGGAGAGACGCTAGTGGTGATGGGACAATGATAAATGTAGGTGGAAACATATTAGAGCTTTTTAGTAAGAAAGGTGCTAATAGAAAATTCTTTGGTAATTGTTCTATGTCAATTCGTGTAAAGAATGTGCAAAGTCTACATGATAAGTTTTCTAGAAAGAACATTAAGATTGGCAGTCTAGAAAAAACATCATGGGGCGATACAAATTTTGAACTTGTAGATCCAGAAGGTAATAGAATTCTGTTCTTTACGCCGGATCTACCTCATAACAGATATTATAAGATTAAAGCTGATTAATATCTTTGTTCTGGTGGAACGTAATCGAGACCAAATATATTAAAGATCTCTTTTTCACTCTTGGGTTTTAGAAGCTTTTTGTTATTTTTGTCATAAATGTAGTCAAAAGAAAATATAATATCTTTCTTAAAGCCTTCATATAGAATCTTAACATTATGTGCTGCTGATCCTGTCCAATAACATCTTCTTGTCGAAATAGAAGTTGGTGTGCAGAAAAATACATCACATTGCATACCTTCAGATATAAACTGCGTAATATTCTTATAAGACTTACAAATATCAGTCTCTATATTCTTTTTAATAGCGTTTCCAAATAACCACTGATATTGTTCGGTAAAGATTTTTTCTTCTCTATAATCGTTATTATTAAGCTGCCCTAGCTTATTATGACCAACGATGTTTACAATAAAGTCAATATCACCAACAACACTTTTCTTTCTTCTTAAAGATCCGGCGTCATATATGTTTTCTACTAAGAAACCTTCTTTAGATAAAGCACGATAAATTTCTTTACCTGTTTTATTAAATACTTTTCTAGCGTATGAATATGGCTTTTTATCACAGTCTAATGCACCACTTTCGTTGATCATGCCTTTTGACTTTTGCATTAAAAGATCTGATCCGTCCCAGTAGCCATTTAATACATTTGTATCACAAATAGATATTGACTCGTGAACAATACTTTCTTTTAAGAATTTGATGTGTTCTTCTAGATTAAACTTTTTCCAGTTGATTTTAACCAAGTTATTTTCTAAATAGAGGTGATTAGGTTTGAATAGATAACCATTTTTTACTCGTTCTGAGATAGAAAGTGGCATGCTATTTATCTTGTCCATTTGTCTTCTATTTGACACTGGAAAACTACTATGATCTATCTTTTCTCTAAGGATAGTGTCATAGTTATAGACAAAAAAATCTTTATTTAAGCTTTCTTGAAGATTTCCTAGAATTAAGTTTTTATGAAAATTAACAATTGAAGGAGCATATTCATAAATGTCTCTATCTTTTTGAACTTGTATTTTCATACATTCTAAAGCTAACTCTTCAAATGCATTAGCTAAAAGTTTTTTTTTGTGCCTAAAAGTCATTGCTTTACCTTACTAGTTCGCTAAGCTTTCTTGTGCCCATACCCATTGTTACAACAGAAACATCTTCAGGCTGTGTCTCGATTGGAATAAGGTCATTTTGTGCTAAGATATCTAGAGCACCATAAATTGCGTCTCTTCTGCTTTCGAAAGAGCCATCAACTGAAGGCTCGTTATATGCTTTTCTAATCTTTGCTAGAATAGGGTCGCCATCTTTAAGATAAATTGTCTCTCTTGATCTCATTTCACCTGACTGAACAGAGCCTGGTGCGCCGAATAGAACTGTCATGTCAATAACAACATCACCTCTATCAGCATATGAAAGTGGTGAAGCTGGGCCATCTAAAAGCTCGTTATCAGCAAGTGCAGGATCAATGTCAAGATCTACCTTACCTGCAACAAATGCCTGACGATCTGCATCATAATAGCCTAAACCATGCATATAACCGGTTTCCGCTGCGCTGCCAAGACCTTGTGCAGTTGTCTCTGCATACTCATCGCTCATGCTTGGGCGTGACATGCGATCGTCATCAAGTGCTTCCGTAATGGTGTTTCTAACAATTTTTCTTAGCTCATTTAGTGAAATTTTCATTTTTTCTCCTTGTCTATGCTAAATATAAATAAAAATTTACAGTTTTAATAAGTTGTTCTTTTTTTCTATCAAATAAAGTCTAGATTCTGATAGTGGGTCTAAGCAGTTCGTAAACTTAGGTTTTGAAGTGTAATATATTTGAGGTGCATTAAAAACACATGTATCTAAGTTGTATTTGTCTTTAGTAAAGTATTCTTTTAACTCTTGACATTTTGCAGGTTTATCTAGCATAAACCACAAGTGAGCTTTTATTTTTTCGCTAGTAGGAAACATTCCATTAGAAAACTGACAAATATAAGACGTTTCTTTGAATTGACTACCTAAGGATTCTAAGAAAATCTCAATTGATTCTTTGCGACCTTTAGAACGAGTAATATCAACACTTTCAGGCTTTAAGAAGTTATCAATGTCAAACATGATCCATCGTTTAGGATAGTCTTTAATGAAATCTTTTGATCTAGTTATTTTATAGCCATCAAGCTTATGCTTCCATGCTTTTTCGTTTATTTTTCCTCGAATGATACTTTGATGTGGATTATTTTGGCATGATTCTAAAAGTGAATATAAATCATATAAATCATTTACAGCAACTTCTTTGAAATCATACCACTTAGAAAATCTTTTTTCTTGAAGAATGAATTCGTAATTTTCATTTAGTGTCCACGTTTTATGTTGTTCATTGTTAGTTTCTAAAATAGTTACGAGGTTATCGTATTTATACATAGTTTTAGCCTGTTTATATTATCTCATACAATATAAATATGTATTATAGAGGTAATAATATGAAAACGAAAGATCTATTAAAAGAGTGGCGCAGTTATATTAATGAGTCTGGGCCACATGATAAGCCGGTTTACGGCGGTCCAGATGACTATGACTTTACTCTTGATGAAAGATTCTTCAAAGAGATGAAAGAAAACTGCGAAATAATACTAGGCGATATTGACTATGATCCTAACTCTTTTAATGTAGGTGTAGACTTAAGTCTTTATAGGGCGTTAAAAAATGAGCATGAAGTTGAAAGAGATGATAAAATAAAAGCTGAAGTGAAGATATTTGAAAGTGCAAAATCAAATCTTAGCAGCAGAGTTAAAGAATATAGTGATCGAGAATATAGGCTTGCAGAAAAACAATTAGAGCAATTAAGTAATGACTCAAGTCAAGTAAAAATAGAACCTGAAATACGTGATGAAGATCAAAAAGAAGTTGGTTTTTCATCAATATTGTCAGGTATTAAAGATGTTGCAGAAGCTGCGCTTCATATTGCGCTAAACATGGATCCTATGACAATTTCTAGCGATGAAAAAGATAGAGATGATAGTAGAGTATTTAAGGACACTGTAGAAAGAGACAAGCAAGAAAGACTTGTTAGAGAAGCAAAACTTAGAGATATTATCTATAAGAAAAGAATAGAGTCAGTTATTAATACATTTCTTAATCAGATGAGAGTAATTGGCTTTACAGAAGAAAGCATGAACGTTGCAAAAGTTTTTGACTTAGCAAGAGATGATAACGTAGACTATATTTTCTATAATGCTAAATTTGTCATAGACGTTGAAGGCAATCTATACGTTAAAAAGAAAGATGGATCTTTAGTATCTTTAGTAGAGAACATATTTCCTTTTGAAGGAGAGGATGAACAATAATGAACTTTAAGCAGCTATTAAAAGAATGGAACAATTACTTAAACGAAGAAGTAGATCCACTTATTTATTTTAGAAATGCTAATGCAAGCATTGAAGATATATTAAAGAAATATGGACTAAATATAAAACTAGAAGACGTTTCAGTTTATAAAGACAAAAGTGGCAAAGCTGTTGCTAAACCTTACGATAAAGCTCATTATACTCCTGGTAGTAGCCTAAAAGAAATGGTTAAAGGTGTTGAGTTTACAGCTAAAGTTGCAGTTGGTCAAGACGGTAAAGTTTACTTAATCAAAAAAGATGCAAGAAATACTCTTGATTTAGACGATAACGATGTTATTGACATATCATCAGCTAATAGAGAAGATGCTACTATTTTTAGAAAGCCATAATATTATTTTATAAAATTGTAAAATTATAATATATTATTCAAGTAAAAGAGAGTTGTCTAATGTATTATAATCTAAGCAAGAAAGAGCTATTAAAGCATTCGTCTGATAACAATGAAGGTCGGGTGCTTAGTAATTCCAGGCTTTCTGTATTAACAGGTAAATGGTCTGGAAGATGCCCGACGGCAAAAAAATACGTTTTATCTGATGAAACTGCTGATTTTATTGATTGGGACAAAAACGAGTTTATGACGCAAGAAGACTTTGATCAATTGCATCAAAAATTCTTAGACTATGATAATGCTTCTTATTTAGAAGAACTCTCTGTTGCTAGAAGCAAAGATTATAGGTTTAATGTTGATTTATATACAGAATATGCTTGGCATGCTTTGTTTGGTAAAAATATGTTCTTTGAAAGAGAAGATGTAGCACCATTTCAGCATTGGAAAATATATCACTACCCAAACTTATTAGATTATCCGCTTGTAGCAGTTTCTTTTAGAGACAGGTGTATTCTTATTAGTGGAACACATTATGCTGGTGAAATAAAAAAATCGATATTCTCTGTTATTAATTTTGAGGTTGCACAAGCAAATCATTTACCAATGCACTGTTCAGCAAACTGTAATGAAAAAGGTGAAACAACACTTTATTTTGGATTAAGTGGGACAGGAAAAACAACACTTTCGCTTGTTAACGATAGAGTTTTGTTAGGTGATGACGAACATATATGGGACGATAGAGGTATAACAAACATTGAGGGAGGTTGTTATGCTAAAGTTATTAATCTTAGTAAAGATAACGAAAAACTAATCTGGAATGCAATTCAAAAAGAATACTCTATTTTAGAAAACGTTGTTATAAACGAAGATAATGAGTGTGACTTTACTGATAGTAAATACTCGCAAAACTCTAGATGTTCTTTTGATATTGATAGTTTAGATGTCAAAAAGACTGAAAGTGGTAAGCATCCTGAAAATGTTGTATTTTTAACTTATGATGCATTTGGTATCTTGCCATCTGTTTCTTTATTAAATGAAGATCAAGCTAAAAATCTATTTTGTTTAGGTTATACGTCAAAAGTTGCAGGAACTGAATTAGGTGTAACAGAGCCTCAAGCAACATATTCACATTGTTTTGGCTCACCTTTCTTGCCGCATAAACCTGAGTTTTACGGAGAGATATTTTCAAGAAAAATTAGAGAAAATAAAACAAAGGTGTGGCTTGTTAATACAGGATTTTTTGGTGGTGACTATAAAAAAGGGCAAAGAATACCAATTAAATTAAGCAGAAAGATAATTAAAATGATCAATAATAATAAATTAAGTAACTTTTTTAAGCATAAATATACAAACTTAAATGTTCCGATTATTAGTGATTTTAACAACAAATTCTTGATGCCAGAAAGTGGTTGGGACAGTATTGAAAGTTATAAAAATCAGCTTGGTAAGGTTAATAAGTTAATCCAGGCAATTAATTAAATATAGTTAAAAAAGAGGTATTGCTATGAAAAAACAAATCGAAGAGTTTAATAAATTAGCTTCACAGCACAGCAAATTAGGTGCTGCAGTTATTGGTGGCATTTTAGCACTAACATTAGCTTTTGGTATAGGTCGTCTTACAGCACCTGTTGATAGAGAGACAATTTGCCGAAAATATACAGATGATATCGCCAAGTTAGAAGGTCAATTAACAACATGTAGAGGCAGTAAAGTTACTGATTGTGATGAGAGAATTCGATCATGTCATAAATCCGAGCGTGTAGCATGCCAGGAAAAGTTAGAGAGATTTAGAGTTAACTGCGAAGAGCTAGCTTGTCAAGAGTAAGATTTATGTTAAATAAGATTTTAAGTTTATTAATAGTTTTTATTTCTTTTGCAGGCAATGCATACAGCCAACAACAAGTCGCGCAAGAAGGTGCATCAAGTAGATCTGAGCCTTCTAGACTTTTGTTAGACGTTCCGGAAATGCAAGTCAAACCTGTAGTTAAACCTATTACGTTTCAGATTGGATTACTTAAAGTTGTAGCTGATTTTGTTCCTGAAGGTGCACCTGCTCCACATAAAGGATATATTCTTCGAAGATCTGATGTTGGTTTAATACAAACAGTTATTGATAGCTTGCCTGATGACTTTACAAGAGAATGTGATGCAAGAGTAGACTCATGTATTACAGAAGTTGAAAGTTGCCAAGAAGACTGTGATGATAGGACGGCATTGTTAATAGAAGACTTGGCAAAAGCAGAAGAAGATTTAGCAACAGAGAGAGAGCAACATGATTCAACAAGACTGCGTTATACACTTTATGGTTTTGGTGGCGCAATTGTTTCTTCTTTAACAACTGTATTAGTTTTAAGAATAGCTAAATAATAGTTATTTATAGAAATTGAAAGGATAGTTATGAGAATTTCAAAAGAACAACTACAAAAGATTATTGCTGAAGAAGTTCGCTCGCATGTTAAGAAGAAGCTTGTGAGCGAAAGCGTTAGCGAGCCACGTACAGTTAAGGCAACTCCTGCTATGCTCAAGCGTATCATTGCTGAAGAAGCTGCTAAAATCAACGAAGCTAGAGATGGAGACGGTTATAGTCACGGCCCGGCGTTTGGCCAAGGTGCTCGATCTGTGGGCCCAGGACGTAAACTTGATGGTAGTCAGGATCCGTTAGATGACCCTGATAACAGAGGAGATGACTACGAAAGTGTAGATGCTTTAGAAGACAAATATGCAGCAGCTGCTGCACGTGATGAGGAAGTGCGCAAAAAAGCGTTAGCTTGTGGCACACAATATTACATGGATGACAGATTTCACGAAGGTCTCACCGGTGGCGTTTTCTATGACAATGGTAGTCTAGTATGTAGTTTAAGAAGAAATAATAACAGTGCTTGTGCAAAAGAAGTTATTGATTACGCGTTCAAGTATGCAAATGATCGCGTGCATAACGCGCCTTTATATTTGAGTGGACTTATAAACATTCTTTTAGAACATGAAATGATAACTCCTGCGGCAGCTAAGGCTCCAGTAGATCATATTACATTAGCGACTACGACTCCAAGTCCATTTGACTTAGACTATAAAAAATAGCATAATAATTTTATAAACAACCTGCTCTATTGCATATAATAGTCCTGTTCAAATATGAAAGGAAAAAAATAATATGCAGTTATCACCAGAGCAGGTTCAAGCGACAAACGTTCTTCTTAGTGGATGTCAGGTAGCACAGCGACGAGGGGCGTTTTCTTTGCAAGAGGCACATACATTGCAGGGAGCGATTGATGCTCTAGTTCCGCGTGAGGAGCAGGACAGGCAAATGCAAGAGGCTCTAGAAGCAGCACGTGCTGAGCAAAGTGGAGAGATGAGCGAGGGAAGTGTTGAGGATGATGCTCCTGTTGGAGACGAAGTCGCTGGAGAGGGTAGCGACGATGTTGGTAGCGACTAAGTAGTTAGTCTTTTAAGAAAAACTAGTCAAGTTTATTATTTATTATAAAAGTTAAGATAAGAGATATATAAAGATAAGCCCACGTTAAGGATGATGCCTGAAGCGCCAGGAACGTGGAAGCATGCGCACACAAAACAACCTAAGGAGGTTAGTCATGCCAAAGATTAAAGTAGACGCAACAAGTGGATTAAATCAATTTTCAGGTTCAGGATATGTTTTAACTCCTGCAACAATTTCAGCACCTGTAGCTGCCGTGGCAGGTCCTACAAATACACTTACACAAGCTGCACTTACAATTGTAACTCCTGATAATGATGCAGATGATAGAGTTTATCTTCCTTCACCAACAGACTGTGACTTAGGCCAAGTAATTAGACTTGCTGTAGGCGCAACAGGATTTGAACTTTCTTCAAAAGGTGACGGAACAACAGCAACAACTATTAATGGCGTAGCGGTAACAGACAACGCGGGCGCATATGCAAAAGAAATTGCAATTGCTGCTAATTCTCTTGTAACATGTGTTAAGATTGGTGACAATGCATGGTTGGTCGCTGACGATACTGGCGCAGCTGCTCCGGACGCTTAAGGCTTTTAATTAAATGAGTAATTTAAGAAAAAAAGCTGTTGCTGAAAAGAAGCCAGTTGTTGCTGAAAAGAAGCCAGTTGTTGCTGAAAAGAAGCCAGTTGTTGCTGAAAAGAAGCTTACGTATCAAGGCAAAGAAGTAGAAATACTACTAGTTACAAAGTCTAGAAAAGATGAGTCTTGGGACTTATTAGACCTAGTTTATGTCGGTGAAAAGAAAGTCTTTAGAATTAAAAGAAAGTCTTTAGACTAAAAATAAAAATAAAACTTACCGCATTTCAGCTAATGATTTGTGGTATTTTAGTATAGCGAGAAAGAAAAGTAGATATAGTGATAATCTCTTGATATTTATACATGTATTAAGAGAGGTTAAGCTATGGCAGCGTTTAGTAGCACGACAGCACCAACACCTTTTGGCATATATGATGATGACGATCACTTTTCTCACGAAGCAGACAAAATGGTCGTATATGTTAAAAGAAAACTTGGCGATGACATTCTATCAGTCGAACTAACAAATAAACAAATATGGGCTAACTTCGAAGAAGCCACATTAAAATACAGCAAGATTATCAACCAAAATCAAGCTGAATCCTATATGTCAAACCTTATGGGTATTTCAACAGGATCGCTGGAAGATGATAATAATAATAAGGTTGGTCCGCATGGAAAAGAACAGCAGTTTCCTAGAGAGACATTAGAATATCTTACAAGGCGTGCTGAACCTTATGCAGATCAAGCAGGAGTCGGTGGCGCTTATAATACTTTAAGCGGTTCAATTGCATTAGAAAGAGGCCGACAAGATTATGATATTTATACAGACTTAAAAACTACAACTAGTTCAGGTGCTGAAGTTTCTGTTATGTCTGATGCTTATCTGGATGCAGCAAATACAACAAAGTTAAATCATGCAAGCAAAGGCAAATTAAGAATATATGAAGTATTTCATTTTTCTCCACAAGCTGCATATCGCTTCTTTGATACAACATCAGCAGTAAACTACTTAAATAATCAGTTTGCTTTTGAAAGCTTTACACCAGAAACAGTATTCTATGTTCTTCCTGTTTTTGAAGACTATCTTCGAGCAGGACAGTTAGATATATCCAATAGAATACGTCGTAGTAACTACTCTTATAAGATTCAAGGGACAAAGATAAGAATTTTTCCTACACCTACACAAGACAATCCTCTAAACTTATTCTTAAAGGTAGGATTCCCTTCAGATCCTTTTAAGCCTTCTTTTGAAGATAGCACAATATTTGGTGTTTCAAACTTATCTAACATTCCTTTTGGAAACATCTCTTATAAAGGTATTAACTCTATTGCAAGACACTGGATTAGAGAATATACTTTAGCCCTGTGTAAGGAAACTCTAGGACTTGTTCGATCTAAGTTTTCTTCTGTTCCTATTCCTGGTGCTGATCTTCAAATGAATGGTTCTGACTTAATAAGCCAAGGCCGCGAAGATCAAGAAAAGCTAAAGACAAGTTTAGGTGAGCAGCTTGATAAGCTAACATATCAAAAACTTCTTGAGACAGATGCTGCTCAGTCTGAGCAAATGCAAAACATTCTTAAACGAGTTCCTATTCCTAACGGAAGAGCAATAATAATAGGATAATATATGTCTAGACTATTTATAACACAGAGAGAATTGGACTTTATGTCTGATTTAACAAAAGAAGTGACAAAAGATGTCGTAGGGCATAAGATTTTCTATTATCACGTTCGTGAAGATCTTTCAAATGTTAACGATGTTTACGAAGAATCAACTAAAAAAGTCTTTGATGCGCCGTTAGAGATCGAGTGTCGTATTGACTGGGGAACACCAGAAGTTAAAACGACAAAGTTTGGTTTTGAAAAACTATGGAATGTTGAAGTCTTTATACATTATAGAGACATGTATGATAGAGATATTGAGTTACATGTAGGCGACTATTTCTCGTATGGCTCTGTTTTCTTTGAAGTAACATCTTTCTTTGTTGAAAAGTTTATGTTTGGACATGTTGAAAGACTTGCAGGTTATAAACTAGTTGGTAAGCAGACTCGTGTTGATCATATCGATCTTGTCCCTAAAGGGCCTACTGAAGAAAGCTTTACAAACCCTGACGCAATTCAAAAGACATTTGTTCAGCAAAGAGGTGAGGCAACTAATGAACTTGGTAAAACAGGTGACGTTAGACAACTTAGAAAAGATGGCAAGTTAGAAGCACCTATAACAGGACCTAAGAAGATTGCACCTGATGGCTCTAGTGGAGATGTTGATGGAGTAGGATCATCTTTTTATGATGGAGACTAAGTATGAGCAGTAGATTTCAAAAAAACAAAAGAGATCCTGAAAGCATCGCTATTCCTACAGGATACGAAGGAAATAATACTACAGAAGACTACTATATTCCTTCATGTGGTTTAGAAGACTTAGATCGTGCTATATTTAATCTTTTTGACAAAGATATACCTCTTTTTTATATGCATGCAAATCAGCAGAGAAAAGTTCCTGTTATATTTGCTACAGGCGAGCGTTTTGCTATTCTTCGTCGTAAAGAGCCTTTGACAGATAAGAATAATGCAATTATATTGCCACTTATATCAATTATAAGAAATGCTGTTGAAAATAAGCCACAAAAAGGAATGGCAAATAACATGATGTTTCCTTCAGTTATTGCAAAAAGAATTGCTGGAGAAGATACTGATTGGAAACAAATAAGTAATAAAGAAAACTTACTTAATTCTCTTTATTCACCTGCTAAGAAAACAGAAGTGGCAGGTGACTTATCACTACAACCAAAGCTATCAAATAACATAGTAGAAGTTATCGAAATTCCTCCTCCGCGATACTTTGGAGCATCATATGAAGTAACTATATGGTCATCATTTACACAGCAAATGAATGCAATTATGGAAACAATTATGAGTGCTTATACACTACATCCTGGGCAGCAGTTTAGAGTAGAAAGTGACAAAGGTTATTGGTTTCCAGCGTTTATTGATAGTAGTATATCACAAGATGCATCATACCAAGACTTTTCAGATCAAGAAAGATTTGTTAAGTATTCATTTAATATAACAGCAACAGGTTATATTGTTGCTCCAGACATTATGGGTGGTAAAACTGCGCTTCGATCATTTAAGTCAGCGCCGCAAATATCTTTTGAAATTGGTGCTACTCAAGATTCTATTTCAAAAGAACCACGAAAAAGTGGCATTGTTAGTAATGATGTAAATGCATTTTTACTTAACGAATTTGAACACGAAGATGATTTGTTACCAACCGATAATGTTGGTATGGATGCAGAAAGAAATGTTGCTAGAATTCAAAATCGTGATCCTTTAGCGCAGGTTGCTGCTAGTGATGCAAGAAACTTTGCAAATGGTACTGAAACACGTGAAAATAAACCTGATATTGTGGGCGCAAGAGGAAGTGATTATCAAAAGTCCAAGCAAGTAGAAATACGAAACGCAGAAGGTGAAATCATAAGACTCCAGGCAAAGAATGTTACAGAAACAAAAGGAGAAGCCGTATTTGCAGGCGGCATAGCCGAGATTATCGACATAATTAATAACTAATAATTATATTATCATTGACGTTGTATATTTAGATACGATAAACGTAATATAATAATTAGGAGATTAGCGACATGGCTGAACAAACTTTTAAGTCTCCAGGCTTTTTTGAAAGAGAAATTGAAGTAATTGCACCTCCAAAGAGAGGTCCAAGCTCAACTCCTTTTGGAGTTATAGGGCCTGCAGAAAGAGGACCTGCATTTGTTCCTGTAACTGTTGGTAGCTTAGATGAATTCAAAAAAAGATTTGGTAAAATTGATCAAAATATGCCAGCAGGACATGCTGTTAGTGAATATTTTCAATCAAAAGGTGATAATGCATCTTTAACTTTCATGAGAGTTTTAGGTACAGGTAAAGATGTAGATACTGCTTCTACTTTTGAAGAGACGGGTCGTGTTTCTAACGCAGGATTTTTTGCTAGTGGAACACTTTCAGATAATTTAAGACACGCTGGATCTGTTCACATGCTTGTTGCGTCTCACTCTCTTGATGAAAATGAGTCATATACATATCCAATGTTTAGTGACAACCAAAGCGTTTCTGGAAGCTCACAAGAATTAGGTGTCCAGTTAGTAAGAGGTATGTTGTTTTTAGATAAAGATACAACTGTTTATTTAACAGCTTCTTCTGTTACAGCAAAGCCTGATGATGATAGTTCAAGACCTGCAGGTGACGCTTCACTGATTGATAGCAATAGCATTGTTAATCTATTCTTTTCTTCATCTGTAGACGGAGCTTCATCAGCGTACCCAGTGTCATTTGATCCAGATAGTCCTAGCTATATTTCAAATGTATTAAATACTAATCCTTATCTTCTTTCATCTAAGAAGCATTTTCTTTATGCAGACTTTCCTGTTGATAAGGCAGTTGCTTCATCAGCTGGTAAACCGGCAGCTATTCTCTGCGGTTTAACGTCATCATTTACTGACTTAAGTCTAGATAGCGGTGATACTGCAGGATCAATTGCTAACGCATACGGCCAGTTTGAAACAAGATATAGAACACCAAGATCACCTTCATTTATTTCTCAGCCTTTTGGTAATAAAGAATATAATCTTTTCCACCTAGAAGCAAAAGACGACGGTGTTTATGCAACAGATAACTATAAAGTTTCTATTAGAGATCTTCGTGCAAGCAATGATCCTAACTACAAATACGGATCATTTACAGTTGAGCTTAGAGATTTAAGAGACTCTGATGAAAAGCCTGTTATTATTGAGAGCTTCTCAAATTGTAACTTAGATCCAAAAAGCTCTAACTATATTGCTAGAATAATTGGGGACAAAAAACTTTCTCTTAACTTAGACACTACAACACCTGACGAAAAGCGTTTAATGACAGAAGGTACATTCCCTAATAACTCTAGGCTCATTAGAGTTGTAATGTCTGCTGACGTTATTAACGAAGAAATTCCAGAAGAGGCGTTACCATTCGGCTTTAGAGGGCTTCCACTTCTTAAGACAACTTCAGATGGACGTGATGGTCGTAGTGATAATATGGCTTTCTTGACTGGATCAGAAGCCGCTGGCACAGATGTTGCAAGTGCAATTTTTGGTACAGGAGGTAAAACTCCTGATACTTTAGATGCTGCACATATTAATACACTGGCGTTTTCTGTCTTACCTCCTGTACCACATAGATTTAAGGTTACAAAAGGTGATATTAATGTAGGGTCTCCCAAAGAATATTTAGGACAAGCATCTACACAAGAAAGTGTTGATAGTAGGCTTTACTGGGGAGTTAACACGTCTCGCGTTAACGATATTGACAAGCCAAACAATTCAGGAGGAAAAGGATTTAATAGACTTTTTGAAAGCTATGCTAAATTCTTATGTATTGATAAGTTTGGAACATCTTTTGATATTGATAGTTCTGAAGCTGATAATTTCAATAGCAATAAATTCTCTTTATCTAGAGTTGCTTTTAGTGGAAGTACAGTTGCAGACCTAACAGGTCCATACGATGAAATTAAAAATGCTGCGTACATTAGAGATGCTGATGTTGCTTCGGCCAAATTTGATAACTCTCGTTATACAATAAACTTAAATGCAGACATTTTATCAAAATCGACTTCAAGTCCAGACAAAGATAGAGTAACATTTGCATCATTGTTAGCAGAAGACACAAAGAAGTTTAATAGATATTCAGAGTTTGCTAAATTTACAGCAACTTTCTTTGGCGGCTTTGATGGTATTAACATCATGGATGAAGATAGCTACTACTTTAATGATAGAGCTACTTCGACACATAGTGTTACCCCTGAAGGTAAAGCAAGTACTAGTGGCTTTGATAGTGGATTAGCAAGAACATCTGACGCATTAATGCAAGGCGCTGAATTGGATAATAACATTGTCAACTCATACAATAATGCAATTCGTTTAATGACAGATCCGATGTTAGTAAACTACAATGCTTTAGCAATTCCTGGCATTCGTGATAGTTTTGTTACAGATGAAGCTTTATTAAAAGTAAGAGACTATGGTAAAGCAATTTATGTAATGGACATTCCTTCTTATGATGAAGCTGGTAAGAGACTTTTTGGTCAGACTGTTACTGACGGCACTTCAGTTCCTGATGTTGAAGAAACTTCTACTTTGTTTGATCAAAGATCTGTTGATAATAATTTCTCTGCAGTTTACTATCCTGATGTTTACATTAGAGATGCAGGTTATGAAGTCGAAGGAGCAGAGAGACTAGTCAAAGTTCCATCTTCAGTAGTAGCTCTTGGCGCACTTGCAAAAAATGATGCAATTTCTGCTCCTTGGTTTGCACCTGCAGGATTTAATAGAGGTGGTTTGGAAAGAGTTCAAAGTACTGTTGTTAGACTAAATAGTGAAGATAGAGATACTTTATACGAGAATAGAATCAATCCTATTGCTAACTTCCCTAATAAACAATTTGTTATCTTTGGTCAAAAAACTCTTCAACTAGCTGCAACCTCTCTTGATAGAGTTAACGTAAGAAGACTTGTTTTAGAAATTAAGAGACAAATTGAAGAACTAGCTCAAGGATTACTCTTCGAGCAAAATGATCAACAAACAAGAGCTAGATTTATTGAAGCAGCAAGTAATAGACTTTCTCTAATTAGACTAGGTCAAGGAATTGAAGACTTCCGCGTAGTTATGGATGACACAAACAATTCTGAAGAAGATGTTGATAACAATAGACTAAACGGAAGAATTGTATTTATTCCGACACGTGCTATTGAGTTTATTGCGATGGACTTCATAGTTACTAACAGCGGCGTTCAATTTCCCGAATAATTAATATAAAATAGGAGATAATAGATGGCACGAGCAGGTGTTACATTAAGAGAAATAGATTTAAGTCAAAAGCGTTCTGTGCAGGTCTTACCTAGTGGAACACCTGCCGGTGTTGTTGGAACTGCAAAGAGAGGACCAGCTTTTGTTCCAAGAGTTTTTGCTAATATGGAACAATTTGGAGAAATCTTCGGTTCTATTACAGAAAATAGCAAAGACTCTAACGGACATCGTCATGGTCCACTTGCACTAAATGAATGGATGCAAAATTCACAAGCTGGTGCATTTGTTAGAATTCTTGGCGTTGGTGACGGTAAAAAAGCTAATCCTTCAACAGGCAAAGTTACTGATGCTGGCTTTGTTGTTGGTGATCAACTAGTTCAGGGATCAGGAGTAAAAGCTTATAATGATAATGCTGTAGCAGCGGGTGTTGCAGGAAGAACATACTTTCTAGGCTGTTACATGTCAGAGTCTGCTGGAAGCAGATATCTTTCAGACGCAGGTCTTCAAAGTAGCGTCGAGTCTGTTCCAGTTGTTAGAGGTGTTCTCATGACTCCTGCTGGTGTTAATGCATCACTTGACTTTGATGAAGCTCTTGCATATCAATTTGATAATGTCTTAAGTTCAAGTCATACAGACATTGATTTAGACGGTCATAGTGCTAAAGGACTTTTTGGAGATACAGCAGGAACACATGATGTTGGTTATATCTTTGGTCAAGTAAGCGGTTCGTCAGGTAATGATTTTAAGATCTTACTTAACGGATTCAAAAACGCTTCTTATTCTAATACACTCCAGTGTTCTTTTGATCCAAGCAAAACAAACTATTTCGCAAATGTCCTAAATACAGATCCTACTAAGCTTGAAGAAGAAGGACACTATCTATATTCACATTGGGATATTTCTAATACAGTTGCTGTTGCAACAGGTAGCGACGTTCAAAAAATCAGTACAGTAGCTCTTAGTGGAAGTCTTTACGGGTTCCTAATGTCTTCTTCATTAGGTAGAAATACAGCAGATACATCTATTGCTAACTTTGAAGATTTTAGTCATAGATACGCAACAGCAAAAACTCCTTACTTTGTTTCTCAAGGATACGGTTTAGGAAGTGATACAAGCCGTGTAGGATTGTCTGAAAAGGTCTATGATTTATTTAGACTTCATGCTCTAGACGACGGTGAGCAAAGTCATAAAGGATTTAGAGTTCTTATCGAAAATATTATTAAAGGAACAAGTAGCTCTCCTTATGGAAGATTTGATCTTGTTTTAGAAAGTTTTGAGTCTGATCCTATTCGTGGCGATAAGCTAGCTGCATTTAGAAACTTAAGTCTTGATCCAGACTCTAGAAACTATATTGCCAAAGTTATTGGTGATAAGCACATGTATTATGACTTCGATCGTGCTGAAGGCAAGCAAAGACTTGAGCAAAGAGGTTTATATGAAGTTAAAAATCCTTATGTTAGAGTTGAGCTATCTACTGATCTGCTTTCAGGTAAGGTCCCTGATACTGCGCTTCCTGTAGGATTTAGAGGTCCTTTAAGTCTACAAACAGCAGGAGCTTTTGCAGACCCACTTAATCTTATGGAAGGATTAACTCATTATAATAGCGCATCAATTCCTCCTTTACCTTATGTTAGAAGCATTGGTAGAAAAGTAGGAACAAATGCATTTTCTGCTGATCCTATTCCATGGGGTCTTAAGTTTGGTCTTAAGTCTAGTGTTGATGTTGGTACAAGTGGCTATAGAGAAGTAGGCGATACAACTTTTAATAAATCACTTTATTCTTTTGCCAAATTCTTCCCGACACAAGATAATGCAAAATCTGCCTTTGAAGCTAGTGATACTTTTAATAGAAACTTCTTCTCATTAGAATTAATTCAAGTAAAAACTAGCTCAGCTGGGGATGTTGAAGAGTGGGGTCAAGCAGAGTATCAAAGACTTCAAGGTAATAAGTCAAATAGTAGCCTTGATAGGTTTGTTTCAGTTGATCAAGATGCAAAGGGAATTAACTCAAGTTATCTTAAATTTAGAACATTCTTACAGGGAGGATTTGATGGGCTAAATATCTTTGATAAAGAGAAATATAATCTTACAAACACAGCAGCTGTTAGAGAAGCTAACGAAGAAGTAGCAAATATCTTTGAAGGTCCAACGACACAGGCATTCAAAAAAGGTATTGATATCTTTACAGATAAGTCAGCTGTAGAAATTCAAGTCTTGGCAACTCCAGGAATTACAGCATTCCCTGTAACAGATCATGGAATTAGCGCTTGTGAAAATAGATTTGACGCAATCTATATTATGGATATTGACAAGTATAACACAAGAAATCAAGTTATCAGTGGATCTGCTGCAGGCATTGTTAATACAATTCATGTTGGTAATACAGTTGATAAATTTGAAGCAAGAGCTTTGGATACATCTTTTGCAGCAGCATACTTCCCAGATGTTCTTATTAGACGTCCAATCGATAATGCTCCTGTTAAGGTTCCGGCTTCTGTTGGTGTCTTAGGTGTTTATTCGCAAAACGACAGTATTGCAGATCCTTGGTTTGCTCCAGCAGGTCTAAATAGAGGTCGTATTCAAAGTGCTGTTGGCTCTAGCTTATATCTAAGAGAAAGTGAGCTAGATGAAATTTATGATGCTGATATTAACCCGATTTATGTTCCAGCTGGTAGAACAGAAGAGACGTATATCTTTGGACAAAAGACATTGTTACAAGATCCTTCAGCACTTGATAGAGTTAATGTAAGAAGACTTCTTATTAACATTAGAAGACAAGTAAAGAAAGTTGCTGAAACACTTCTCTTTGAGCCTAATAGAGAAAGTACTCTTGCTAGGTTTACATCATTGGTTGAGCCAATCATGCAGAGAGTTCAGCAAAGACAAGGTGTACAGCGATATAAAGTACAAATTGATGCATCCACAACAACAGATATTGACATTGAGAACAATACTTTACGTGGAAGAATTTTCTTACAGCCGACAAAGTCCATTGAGTTTGTCTCACTTGATTTTGTTGTAACTAACACAATTAGCGAATAAAACGTATATTTAATAGTAGAGAATTAGGAGATAAAATAAAATGGCAGAGACATTATCAGTTGCTGAAATGATTCCCAACAAGTTTGAGCCGAAAAGACAAAATAGATGGGTCTTCGCTCTCGAAGGTATTGATGCTTTCTTGATGAAGACCGCTGCTCGTCCAAACTTTAACGGAAGCACACAGACACTTAAATTTATCAATAGCACAAGATATTTAGCTGGACGTTATGAGTTCCAGACAATGAACGTTACACTTTATGATCCCATTGCACCATCAGCTGCACAGCAGGTTATGGAGTGGTTAAGAACTCACTATGAGTCAGTCAGCGGTCGCGCTGGTTATGCAGATTTCTATAAGAGAGATTGCCAGATCAAGCTTCTTGACCCTGTCGGAACAGTTGTTGAGTTATGGGACATGAAGGGCTGCCTCATTGAGTCTGCTGATTACGGTCAGCTTAGCTATGATGATGACGGAACTCCAACAGAGATTTCCCTCTCGATTCGATTCGATAACTGCGTCTTACAATACTAAAATAGAATTCTAGCTGCCTAAAATAATCTCTGCCATTTATGTAGTATTATTTTAGGCACTATAGTATACGCAGAATAGCTTTTTAGAAAAAACATGATATGTAACGCAGGGTGATAATTATAATTAAATCTGCGTTAAAATAGGATATAATATGTCTGCTGAAATTGAAGCGAGTGTTGAAGGCTTTGAGGCTACTCTAACTGAAGAGTCTCCTGCTACTATTGATTATAGAAAAGATACATGTGCAATTATAGGTACAGCTCATAAAGGTCCTGCATTTGTACCTAAGAGTTTTATTTCAATGGGTGAAGAAAGACCTGCACTTTTTGGAGGAAACCTAAGCACTTTTGCAAGATACTTTGGAGATCCGACAGGTAGCTTTAATGTAACAAGCAATGCCAGGCTAGCTGCAGATCAATGGTTAACAGGTCTTGACAAACAAGTATCATTCATTAGAGTTTTAGGAGCAGGTGACGGTAAAAAAACAAATAGCAGAGGAATTGTTGAAAAAGCAGGCTTTGTTGTTGGCGCAGAACAAGTAAGTGGTAGTTCAAATCATGGTAAAATTAGCAGCAATGTATACGCTAATGAAGGTGGACCACTTGGAAGAACATTCTTTTTAGGCGGCTTTTATTATCAGAGCACAGGTTCTATTGATAATAACGTTATACTACACCCACTAACAGAGTCATTTGAACAATTTGGAATGACAAGTATTGATGGTGTAACAAATAATTTAACTGAAGATGCTAATGGTAGAGAATTATATCCTATTATTAATGGTATTCTAATGTTTCCTAGTGGAGTTTATCCTGGGCTTAATGTTGTAGAATCGAATAAAACATTAGATAGCAATTCTATTGCAAAAGGATTTTATGGTGTTGGAGGTGATTTAGGTCAACATATAGGTAGTGGAAGTCTAGATGAAGATGGAGATAGAATTTTTAGCTTATTTCTAAACGGTTACAATATTTTTGAAGATAATAAAATTATCTTTAATTTTAATAGAAATAGTGACTTTTATTATAAAAAAGTCTTCAATACAGATCCTCTAAAAATAGAAGAAAAAGGTCATTTGTTATATTCAGCTTATGATCCATCACATGCATTTCATAGCGGCTTAAAACATTTAGATAGTGGATATACAACTTTTATTTTATCTTCTTCTTTAGACAGAAATACAAGTGATACTAGTAATCCTAATTTTGAGGATTTTAGAGCAAGATACAGAACTGCATCGACTCCTTGGATAGTATCACAAACGTTTGCTATTCAAGATACTAGTAGAGTTAATTTAACTAAAAAAGTAAGTGACTTATTTAAGTTTCATTCAAGAGCTGATGGCTCTGTAGGAAATAAAGATGTATATACAATTATTCAGCCAATATCATTAGGAAAAGAGCTTAAAAAGAATAATTCAGACTCTGGTAATAGTTATTCATATTTTAGAGTTTTAGTTGTTGACTATAGATCAGATGTTATTTTAGAAAAGTTTGACAATTGTAACTTAGATCCTTATTCTAAAGATTATGTTGCCAAAAAAATAGGATCGCAATATGAATACTACAATTGGGAAGTCGCAGTAGAAAAACAAAAAATAGTAACAAAAGGAAAATATCCTAATCAGAGCCAATATATCCGAATAGAAATGCATGAAGATGTTGAAAATAGAAAAATGCCTTCAACAATAATGCCAAGCGGTTTCAGAGGTTATCGTCATATAATGACAGAATATGACAGTAATAGTTTACTATCAAATATCTCTTCTTTTGGTTCCATTGACAATAGTTCTTTTAGTAACGGCGTAGTACAGTGTCCTTTGCCAGTGACAGTTCAACTAAGTACACAAGCTAACGATAAGTTTTCTCCACGTATTGACGACTTGCAAAGTAGAGCAACAAGCATTGAAAATCCTACGTGGGGTATTAATGCAAGATTTAACTATAGATACCGTACAAATGAAGATATAAATGTACAATTAGACAGGATTGTTAAACCAGTAGGTGAAGATTTGCTTCATTTTGCAAACGTAGGTGGAGTAAGTAGAAGCGAAAAGTATTTTGACTTTTCAATGTTTTTGCCAGATGCAACACAAGACGGAGTAGCTGCTAGTTGGAATGAAAAAAGCGAAGATAATAATATAGATACTGATCTATACAATAATAACTTGTTTCATTTAGAAAAAATAATTGTTCATACTGGCTCGAGTGATGTTGAGCAAGACTTTATTAATTGGAATTTAGCTACATATCGAAGAGATGGCAAAGACTTAAGTACTATGCAAGAAGAAACGCTAATGCATAGTGACTATGCTAGATATCTTAATGTTAATAGTGACTTAAAAGACTATAATGTAAATCCTTTTGAAGACTTAGATCCAAGAAAAAAGTTAATTGCAGAATACAATTCAAGACACATGGCATTTTCAGTTTACTTAGCAGGTGGTTTTGATGGAACAAATATATTTGATGCTGATAAAAGTAACTTTACATCTGATGCATGTGTAAGAGAAGAAAACGACGAGCTTGAAGACGGTGATCTAGATGGTCCTACTATTATAAGCTACAATAAAGCAGCGAATTTGATCAAAGACGAAAACCTTTTGCTTCGTGATATGGTTTGTTTACCTGGGATAGAAAGTAGTGTTCTACGTAAAAATTCTGCTACTTTTGCTTCTGAAGAAAAGACATATCTTTATATACAAGATATTCCACTTTCAAATTATAATTACCAAATTGTAACTGGGTCAAAAAGTTATTATATGACAAATTTTGCTAGTGACGCAGGTATTGATGGAGTCGAAGATCAAGATAAAACAATTATAAAGGCAACGGCAGAGTCGCATAGAAGAAACTATTACTTTAGTAGTTATAATGCATCTTATTTTGGTGAAACTAAAACAAGACTTCTAGAGGGTGCTGAAAGCATTTCAAAAGTTATTCCTGCTACAGTAGGAGCTTTAGGTGTTATCTCTAGAACTGAAGTTGGTAGGTCACCAAGTGGACAACGGATTGAAGTTGGAAGTGGTCTAAATCTAATTTTGAATGACTTAAATGATCTAGGCTCTAATAACACAAATGAATTAAGAGAACTTTATAGATCTAGAGATATTAATACAATTGCATTAAGCAGAGATGCAATTAGAGTAACTTCAGCAAGAACTGAAGATGATGTTAAACCTAGTCTCGCAGGAGCGATAGGAACTAGAAGAGCACGATCTGAAATTAGAAAAAGAATTAGAGATATGTCTGTTAGAGAGTTTCTATTTGAAAATTATACATCTAGAGTAGAGCCTTTTGTTGCTGAATATGACAGAAGATTAAGAGAAATTTTACAAGAGTATGTAACATTAGGAGTTCTAGAAAGCTTTACTACAAATATATCTTCTAGAAATATGTCTGATGAAGATTTGCAGAGTGGTATATTTAGAGGATCAGTATCAGTTGTATTTGTAGGAAGAAAAGATATGGGTTCAGGTGAAGAAGATACTATTAATTTAGATGATATTGTAGGAACTTTTGAAAGACTAGTAAATTAAAAAAAATAATTAAACAATCTCTAGAAATTAAGGTATAATATCTCTAGAGAGAAGATAAAGGATGTAGTATATGTCAGATAGAGGTGAGCTATTAGGTGGTGTTCCAGTAGGTGGAGACAGTCCTATTAAGAGAGTTAATGTTCTAGAAGAAGACTTTGGTTTAGATATTCCTATTGAGTCTGTTCCTCTACCTAGTAAAGGTTTAATTTATCCAGTAGATAGTCCAGTTTATGGTAGAGAAACTCTAGAAATTAGACCTATGACAGCTAAAGAAGAGGATATTCTTACAAGTAGAGCACTAATTAAAAAAGGAACAGTTCTTTCAGAGTTAATGAGAAGCTGTTTAGTTGACAAAAGTATTGATCCAGATATGCTTATTAGTGGTGACAGAAATGCTCTTATGATTGCACTTAGAATTACCGGGTACGGATCAGAATACTCTGTTGAAGTAGACTGTCCTGCATGTGGAACAAATGCAAAAAACGACTTTGATCTTTCAGAATTAGCTATTAAAAGACTTGAAGTAAGTCCTGTTACAGAAGGTGCAAACTTATTTGAAGTTGAATTACCTGTGACAAAAAAGACTGTTCAAGTTAAGTTTCTTACTGGACATGACGAGCAAGATATTGCAAAAACTTCAGAGAGAAAAAAGAAACAAGGTCTTCAGCGAAATGACACAGCTGTTACTGATCGTTTGATTAGATCAATTGTTTCTGTTGATGACATTAGAGATAAGAACAAGATTGGGGTTTTTGTTAGAAATATGCCTGCTAGAGACTCTTTGGCATTAAGAAAATTTCTTGATAACTACGAGCCAGGTATTGAGATGAAGTCTTGGATGACATGTTCAAGTTGTCATGAGAGTTCGGAGGTGCGCCTACCCCTCGGCGCAAGCTTTTTTTGGCCTGACACCTAATGATAAAGATTTTATTCTTGAACAAATTTTTATATTGATGTATTACATAGGATTTTCTTATAGAGATGCCTATAGACTTCCAGTTTTCCAGAGAAAGTGGTTCATACAAAGAGTTGTTCAGGAAATAAAAAATACAAACGCTTCAAAAGGACACGCGTCTGCAGAAGAAAATGCATTATCAGGAAAAATGAGAGCTCAATCACCTGCAAATCTGAGAAGGTTTACTTGATATATATTTATACTATGAGGTCTCACCATGTACAATTCAAATAAACTACACAAAATTGCTGCAGAATTCATTCTTGAACGTGATATTAATATCAACCTAAACGGAGACAAAGAGTTTCTCCAGAGTTATTCTCGTTTACTTTCTGAAAGTAAAAAGCTTTATCAGGCAATTCAAGAAGGTAATTTAGAAAGCATTACTAAGCAAGCAGAAATAAAAAAAGAAGCAACATTAGAGTTTCAAAAAATTAGTGGTATTACCTGGAGACTCTAATGGATGATAAAGTCTTTGGACAACTTGAGTCTCTTGTAGGACTAATGAGTAACCTACAAGATACAGTAGGATCATTAAATGCAACTGCAAACACATTTGCTACATCGGTTCAAGACTTAACAGCTGTTATAGGAAACGCTGAGTCTGGAATGGGAAGCTTTAATAGTACTTTATCTAATCAACAAGAAGCTTTTGAAGGTGTACGAGATGCAGCTATGGCTGCAGCTGATAGTGTAGATGACTACACAAAAATGATAGACTTAAAAACAAAAGCTGTCCAAAAAGACTTAATTAAAAGATACGGTGCTTTTGTTGATAAAAATACATCTCTTGGGACTGCTGCGCTCAATAAGCTAACCGGAGGTTTTTTATTATATTCAAAGCAACAAGCTGAGATATTTAACAAATTAGAGTCAAGGCGAGAAAGACTCTTTTTTGCATTTGATACATTCAAAAGTCATATGTCTTTCTTTATGGGTATAGGATCAAGTTTATTTAATGTATTCAAAGGATTAATGACAACATTAATAAATGTTGGTAAGCTGCTGATAACTCTTCCACTTAAAACACTTGAGTCTATGCTTGATATAGCACATTCAATTAGAGAAGAGTACTTAGCAATTAGTCAAACCCTTGAAGATACTCAAGAAAACTTTTCTTCAATGTCTAAACAAGGTCAAGGATTTATTAGGTTAACTGCACAAATAAGAGGTTTAGGTACAGCATTTCTTAATGTAAACTCAGAGGCAGCAAAAACATTTGGTTATGGTCTTGAAGGTCAAAAAGCGATGGCTGCTGCTGTTAGAGAAACTGTTACAGCAATGGGATCGTTAGGAAACCTTTATTCAGACGCGTATCAAGATAATGGTATTACTGCTGAAAGGGCACTTCGATCTTTAGGTATGTCTGTTGAAGATAACATGTTTATGATGCGAAGAAGCATGTCAGAAGGCATTCATCCGTTTAGAGGTCTTGCAAAGGCAATTTATGCTTCAAACCAAGCACAAAATAAATTTGGTGTAGATCAAAAACAAGTTGCTAAAGGAATGAATGTTTTAAGAAAAAATGTTGTTGAATTTAGTCATCTTTCAGAACAAGAATTTGCAAATGTTACTGCTCAAGCAGCGCAACTAGGCGTAGAAGCTGAAGGTTTGGTTTCAATATTTAATAAGTTTACAACTTTTGAGAGTGCTGCAGAAAGTGCTGCTCTTCTTTCTCAAACATTTGGTATGGCAATTGATGCAATGGATATCATTCGTGCTGAAGATCCAATGGAGATATTAAATCAATTTAGAGAAGGAATGATTCAAACAGGCCGAGACTTTAGAGACTTAAATCGTCATGAAAAAGCTCTCTTATCTCAATATACAGGCTTAAATGGAGAAATGCTTCAAACAGCAATGTCTTTTGAAGGAATGGGTCTTTCATATCAAGAGCTTCAGCAAAAAATGAAAGAATCTTCGCCTGAACACCAGCTTAAAGAAGCTGTCAAAGAAATGTCAGGTTCTATAAAAGAGTTTGTAAATGTTGGTAAAAAACTAACAAGCCCATTTCAGGCTATGTCTGAAGGTATGAAGGATGCGTTAGTTAAAAATACACGATTCCAAAAGTCAATGATGGGCCTAAGTAATAGTATACAAAACATTTATACTAAAGTACTTAATAACTTTCTTTCTAAAGATCTTTTAGACTCTATCGACAATATAATTGGAACCTTTGCAAAGCTTATAGACGATGACGTTGCAAATGGATTTGTAACTTTATCAAAAAATATAGCTTCATTTATAAACGTACTAATAGATGTTGAGTCAACTCCAGAAAAGATACAAAATTCATTTTCTAAGATGTATGATTCATTTATGAATAGCAAGTTTGTCTCTAGACTATTTCTTATTGGTCAAAGAATGGTAGGCGGAATTATAAGTGGTATGATAAAAAGCTTACCTGCACTAGTTACTGGTTTTATTGATTTGCTAAGATTATTTAATGGAACTTTTAAGGGCAATAGTTATAGTGATCCTAAAACTGGTCTAGGTAAATTTTTCAAAAAATACGTCTTAGACTCTTGGGATAAAGTTAAAGGTATTCTTACTGACAAAAAAGACTTAAATGGCAAAGTTATAAGTGAAGGATTAATATCACAACTTATAACTGAGTTTAAGAATGCAGTAAGTACTTCAGGAAGTATATTAGCTGATATTGGTGGTATGATTGTTACAGGTATCTGGGAAGGTATTAAGTTAACTTGGAGTAGTTTAGGTGGCTGGGAGAAGCTAGCTATTGGTGCTGGAATATTTGGTCCTTCAATACTTTCTACAGCAGGAACATTCATGTTAGGCGGTCGACTTGCACAAACTGCAGCATCAGCTTCTTCGGCCGCTTCAGCTGCAGCACTTGCTGCTCAACAAGCACAAAAAAATGCAGTTAAACCTGCAAGCCCTGCACCCGCAGCTTTGCCTAGTAATACTAACACAGCTAGCACAGCTATGACTGCTCCGAAACCTAGGTCTAGCTTTTTAAGTAAAGGCGTTTCAGCTGCTACCAAAGGTTTTGCAGGAATTGGTGGTGCTCTAAGTGGATATAGTGCATATCAACAATTTAAGTCTGGTAACTATCTTAAAGGCGCTTTAAGTTCTATAACGTCAATAGCATCTATTGCATCTTTATTTCCTTTAGCAGCTCCGATTGCTGCGCCTATAGCTTTACTTTCAGGTGTAGCTAACTCGTTTATATCTGAAAAAGAAGCTGTGCAAGCGAAAAGCAATACTCAAATTGAAGAAACAAGAAAAGTATCAGAAGCTATTACAAAACAAGCTTCGCAGCCTATCATGATAAACCTTTCAATTAAGCAAATGCTTGACGGTGATGAGTTAACAAATAAAATAATAAGTGCTGCTATAAATGGTACGACACAGTATAATATAAATACAGACAACAAAGGCAATATGACGCTTCTGTCAAAGAATGCAAATGATGCGGGCGGTTACAATCCAGTTCCTCTAGCTTAAGAAAGATAAACAGTGTTTAAGATAAATTATAATGATATAGCTAAAAATTTCAAAAAGCCTTTAATAGAATTGCTCCAGAAAAATTTTGAATTATCTAAAATTGAAGCAGAGAATTATGTAGAGGAGTTAATAAGAAAAAGCATAAATAGTTCTGATAGCACATTACAAAAAACATTAATAGAACTTTCTGAAAGAAAAAAGTAACTTAAAGGATTATCGCTATGCCAAAGTATGTCTTACGCCCAGATGGAAAATTACTACAATTCGATGATAGCGGTAATCTTGTTTCAAATAATATAGACACTTACGCTAAAACTTTAGCAGATAGTATTAATAAACAAAAGTCTGTTAGAACTTCTCTAGACTATGTAAGCTTTGGTGGTTTTCCTGAAGCAGATAATGTAAAAACAGGACAAGTATTAAGAAGAGAAGATGATAATTTAAGTGAAACTATTATAAAAGAACAAAGATTTATTAAGCCTGAAGAGGCTACGTCATATGTACCTTTTAATTCTTTTGCTGATGATGGTGATGATGCAAATAATACTTTATCTTTTGCAAACTTAGATACAAAATACCAAATAGCAGCTGGATTTTCTGGTGACAGAAGCATATTTTTAGGAGTATTTTTAGAATTTTTTGAAATATTCTTAAGTTCTTTTTTAACAGTTGCAGCTTTTGAAATTTTATATGCCCAATGGAAAGAAGACGTAAGATCGAAAACTGATCTTACAATGGGAAGCTATAGACAATATAGCAGCATGAATATTCTTGATAACTTTATTGAGCTCTTGCACGAAGAAGCAAACTGGCCTAAAACAAAAAGTGGTGCTCTTGTTGCTTTAATGACAGGTTTATTAGTTGATTTAACCAATACAGACGTTATTAAGTCTTTGAAAGAATTAGACTTTGATGATTTAACTGGTACTTCTATAGGTTTTCCAGTTTCGGTTATAACTTTTTTTGCTAATAATGTCATTGACTCTCTGATAAATAGTCAAGATGTTTTCAATAGAGTCAAGTTAAGACTACGACGTATATCTTTAGATGCTGTTTATAGAACATATGTTAAATCAAGCAAAGTAACTGTTAATACAAACTTTGGCTTTACTGACTTTGTTAATTCATATTACTTCAAATATATTGTTGAAAGAATTAATGTAGGTGAAAAACTACTAGTAAAATATGTTCTAGGTGATCATCCACTAGGTTATAATGTTGACACTAGGTATCTACCCAATTCGGCCCTAACAAGACTCGCCAAGTCAAAAAAAGGGCCCTGGAGCAATACAATTGGAAATCAGTCAACATCACCTCTTAGTATGCACCAGATAGATAGTCATTTGAATGTTGGACATGAAATTCAAAGAGCAATTGCTTTAGACGGAAATGCGCAAATAAAAGACTTAGGATCACTTGCAACAAAATTTAAGATAAGAGAAAAAGACAAAAATGCAAGTAGATTTACAAAAAAAGAAGTTAAAGATCTTGAAGATAAATTAGAAGCTGAATATGTTCCGTTTTACTTTCAAGATTTAAGAAACAATGAGATAATGGCTTTTCATGCATTTATCGAAAGCATTTCAGATAGCTTTAATCCTTCTTTTAATGAAACTGATGGATATGGACGAGTTGAGTCAATAAAGACGTATAGTAAGACAACTCGAAATATATCTATAAACTTTACATTGGCAGCAATGAATCCTGATGATCATGACTATATGTGGTTTTGTGTTAATCGTCTTGTTGCAATGTGTTATCCGCAATGGTCGAAAGGTGCCAAAGTTGATGCCGGATTTACACAACCTTTTTCTCAAATACCTACGTCCTCACCTGTTATTAGAATAAGACTTGGTGATTTATTTAAGTCAAACTATTCAAGAAAAAATCTTGCACGACTTTTTGGAGCTGGAGACGAAGACTTCAGCATTTTAGACACAGAAATTGACAAGTCTGATCAATATAGGACAAATACAATAAAATTTAATACAAATAAAGAAGCAAATAGTGAAACTAATTTAAGTTTGCAGTCTATATTTGATGGCACTAACTTTTTTACTAGAGTAAATCCTGGTAGCGATTCACCTCCTGGAATTTATAGTCATAATTCAAATGACAAGTCTACAGTTTTACAAAAGTCTGTTGGTGATATAAAAACTCTTGAATCAGGTATACCTATTCCTCTTGTTGCCGCTGAAGGTGACGAAGTCTTTTTATTGCCAGGCGTCTATCCTGAAGATACTAACGGGTTTTTTCAAGCAGTTGGAGGTATAGGGATTAAAGCAACAACACCTTTTGCAAGTACTTTAGGCCGGTCATATTACAAAAATAACGAATACTTAAAGTGCAAAGTTTCTGCATATAGCGATTCTACATCTTTATTAAGTTTTTTTGGAGGTCCTTCTGATGAAGGTAAGTCACATGTTGGTTTTTATGAGCTAAAACCTTTGAATAATTCTGCTATAACTATTTTAGCTTCACATGACTCGATTGTCATAGCTAATATAAAAAATTCTTTTACTCAAAATACTATAGATGCTGGCCCGGCATTATTAGACGGTCTTATGAAGCCTGACAACATTAATCCAGAAACAGATAAAGCTGACGGTGACTTAAAAATATATAACCCGATTGTTAAAGCATTTGAGTCATCTCGAGGCCGCGGCCTAGCTGGCGTAATAACGCAACTAGACTATAATTATAATGATAGTACTTGGGAGACTAGCAGAATTGGATCTAAAGCACCTCAATTTATGAGGGTCCAACTAACATTTTCCCCAATTCATGATATTCCACTTGGCCTTGATCATAAAGGATTTATGCGAGCGCCAGCTTATAATGTTGGCAAAGTTAATAGAACTTTCTTTGGTGAAGTATATGATAGGTATACTACAAATCAAAGTCCAGCAGGAAATGGGCTTTCAGATGCAATATTAAAATATGAAAGTCTCCAAGACGAATTAAATGAAAAGTCTTAAGGTAGAATAGAATGACTTTATCTAGACATAGACAATCAAACTTAATAAAAAATAACAAAGCTGTTGGAACAAATATGGCTCGTGTAGCTGTATATAAAGCAGCACAAAATGGTGAAATATCTACTGATGTTTACATTACAAGTCAAGGAGATAGACTAGATAAGCTAGCAGGAAGATTTTATGGTGACGGAACTTTATGGTGGGTAATAGCAGCAGCTAGTGGTATAGGTTGGTGGTTGCAGATTCCTGCAGGAGTTGTTTTAACAATTCCAACAAGTATTGATCAAGTAAATAATTTGGTGTCTTAAAATGGCTGAAAGACCTTCTGGCGCAAACCCGATTGGAAGAATAGATGTAGGTAAATCGCAACTTAGTCTTATTCTTGACAAGTACAAATTTAAGACGTATATTAATACAGTTGACCGAGAAGAGCTACTAAAAGGAGTACCGGGTAGCCCTGGAGAACTTCCAATAAATCTAAGTAGACATGGAGAAATTTCTGATACATTATTTTCTTTATCAAATGATCCGATGTATACGGTTGACTTTATAGCTGAAAGTGGTGATAGTCAAGGATTTGGAAGTGTCAAAAATATAGGAAAAACTCTTCAAATAACATTTGAAAAATCAAATGCTTTAACAGTCAATGCTCTAAATGATAGTGACATTATTTTAGAAGATCAACATAATATTCAAGTTCTTAACTTACAAAAAAACTCTTTTAGAACCACGTTAAGTAAACATATTGTAAACAAAGAAACAAGAACAATTGCTACCAGTTGTAATGTTCAAGGGCAAATAATAGACGAGGCTGATAAAACTGTAACTTCTAAAGAACCTTTTTCTATAAGAAGTTTGCTAGGTGATCCTGAAGTTAATAGAAATCCTAACACAAAACCTACTAAAAAAGATCCTCACTTGACAACATATCAAATATTTGATGAATCTTTAGCAATAGGAAATAGACAAACTGCCGAATTAGCTGTATTTCTTAATATGATTCCGACTGTAGAACTTTCAAGATGTGTGCCAATAATATCAGCGAAGTTTAGTTTGCCCGGAAGAATTTTTAAGAGAAAAAGTAACGTTGTAGAAGAATTTACTGTTGCAAACAATGCAGACTTTTTATATGGTTCAGAACCTAAAGCTACTAAAGAAACAATGAATGCTTATAGAGGTGATACTTTCCTTAAAAGAATGGAAAATGATAAAGGAGAATCTGCAACTAAATTAGGTGTAGCAACAAACTTAGATATATTTCTAGCTCCTCAAACAATGGTAAATACGGAAGAAAAATATAGTGGAGCTGACTCTGACTTTCCAGGAGCAACAAAAGCAGAATTTGGAAGAAGTACCCCTGTTATTGATAAAATGCGCCCTTTTATGTCAATATCTTCTTTTGATATCGACGTTAAACCTACAAGAGGACTATTAAGTTATAAAACAGCTCAATTAGAACTAGTTCTTCACGATAGAAGTAGAATGGCTGATGTTGCACCTTTTATTAAACCAGACCTTTTTGGTACTTATGGTTCTGAAATTTCTGTTGAATACGGTTGGGCGCACCCGGACGGGTCAAATCCTTTTGGGGCAATAATGAATCTCATGCGTGCTAGAGAAAAATATATGATTGTCAATAGCACGTTTAGTTTACAAGAAACTGGTGAAGTAAAAATATCTTTGTCCCTAGCAATGCTTGGCGCAACTGATATTGTCAATACAAACATATTTGGCTCCCCAAGTCTTAAAAATAGTATTAAAGCTTTTGAAGAGCTTAGAGAAGAATTTAGTAGCACAGTTTCTAATTTTAATGCAAAAGATAGTGACGCCGAGTACCAAAAATATATTTCTTTAGCAAATGAAATTCAAAGCTCTTCAACTTTTGGAAAAGATTATGTTGCTAGTTTAGAAAAACTAATTACTTCTAAAAACATAGGAGAAGGAAGAGATATTGATAATATCTTAAGAGAGAGAGCCAAGATATTAAAAGAGAAAATTGAAAGTATCAATAGTGCGAAAGGTTCAATTTTTGAAGAATATAATACTGTAATCAGCAATAAACATGATCCTTATCTTTCATTCGAAGTTTTATTAGAACTAGGTCTAATAAACGACAAAGGAGTTGTTATTGATGAATCAAATAAATCAAAAAGTATAGACAACTATGTTTCATTTGGTAAAGTTGTTTTAGCAACACTTGGTAAAAATCTAATACAAACTAAAAGATTTAATGAAGTTCAGCTAATTTTTTACAACACAAATAGTAAGTGTTCTAAGGCATCAAGTGTTAATATTGCGAATTTACCAATAAGCAAAGAAGAGTTAAAAACTTTTATAACAGAAATAATTCAAAAAAGACTCGAGCAACTTTCAATAGGTGCTTTAATCCAAACTTTAAGTAAAAGGTTTATAGAAAATAAAGCCAGCCTTTTATTCGGATTCAAAGGAATTTATATTTATGACGCTAAGACAGGCAACACTAAGGTTCCGGACGGTCTTACAGAAAGATCCGCGGCAGCTTCACAAAAAGAAATACTATATAGAACATACTTTACAGATGAAGAATATGCTGTTCTAAAAAGTGCAATTGAAACAGATGTAAGTAAACTTACGGATAAACAAACTAGAGCTTTAACTAGAAAAGTTGACTTTGTAGCTCCTCGTATAGGGTTTTCTACAGAGGTTATACACAAGTCTGGAAAGAAGAGACTAAATAACTTAAGCGTATCACCTGAGCCTATTTTTTCTTTTAAGAGTACTAATCAAGAAGATGACACTATTTTAAGAGTTCATATCTTTGATAAAGCAAATACACCTTTTCAAGGAGCATATGATCTTATAACTGAAGGCATAAAAACTGATTTTCAAACTCTTAATCAAGAAATGATTATTAATCGCGGTGATTTAACTAGAAAAGGTAGAGACAGAGAGCTTAAACGTTTTAACAAGCAGTTAAATGAAAGATTCAAAGTAATAAATGCTAAAGTTAGAGAAGGAAATGAAACTTCAACTGATATTATTTTGAATACTAGGTTTGGTGCTGTAAAAGAAACTTATAAAAAGATAATGCCTTCTTTAACGTATGGTTCTCAGAATAGTGCGATAAAAAATGCATCGTTTCAAACAATAAATGAAGGTAGACTAGCAACAGTTTTTATAACAAGAGCAGATAGAGAAGTAGAAACCGGTGCTAATAATTTACAAAGGTCTGTAGGTATAGGTGCTGATGACTTGCCTTTAAGAGTTCTTCCATCAAAAGTAGACTTAACAACAATAGGTTGTCCTGTTATAAATTTTGCGCAAAGTATGTTTTTTGATTTTGGCACAGGAACAACAATAGATAATTTATATAACGTTGTAGGAATAAAACATAGTATTGGTCCAGGAAGATTTGAAAGTGGATTAACTCTTCAATATGGTGACGTATATGGTAAATACGAAAGCAGAATAGTTTCAGAATTAGCTCTTGAAAATTCTCTAAAAGCAATACAAAAAGCTGCAAGAGAAGAAGCAAAAAGAATTGCAGAAGAAAGAGCCGCAATAAAAAGATTGGAAGCTGCGGCTGCTTATAGAAGACGTCCACCTGGAAGCAAAAGTACATTTATTTTTAACATTTTTGAAATTTGAGGTTTAAATGAGCAACTTAAAAGTAGGAGGTTTTACAAATCAAAGCGAAGATAATGATTTAGATTATCAACCTAATATACAATCAGGATTTTCTGGAATATTAATACCACAAATTTTAAGTGTAGGTGATATATCATCAATTAACTCAGATGTAAGTGTTACTTTAGAAAATAATAAAGTTTTGTCAAAAGCTTTTAAAGACCCAATTGTGGGAACTGGTTATAAAAAAATATTAAATCAAGGAAGAATTACTAGGACAAAAACATATAAAAACGAAGCATATAGTATAGAAAATCAATTAAGATTATTTAACAATAATATAAAATTAAATATTTATATAGCTGGCAGAATAAAAGATTTAAAAATTCCAAATGTAGGTATACTTTTAGGCGGAAATTTAAAAGCAAGAAGTAAATTATATAAAAACTCACAATGGTTAACTGTAGATGATAGCAGAGGTCCACGATTTGATATATTTTATATTAAATATGATTCTACAACTCAAAAAGGAGGAATTCTAAGTATACAAGAAGTATCATTAAAACTTTTTCAAAATTACAAAGCAAGACTTTACAATCCTAAAAGACCAAAAACGTCTGCTAAGTTAACTTTAGCATCTTCAAATTTTGGTATATCACATGACGTTTCTAATGCAATAACTACTGGTATAATTAATGGCAAGGACATCTCTTCTGAATTAACTACAATTCAGCCTGAATTAAATACATTAAATAATAAAATTACGCTTAGAACTAGAAAAATAAGCGGTACTTTAGAAGAATTTAGTGGATTTATAACTTTACAAAATTTAACGCCTATTCAATTTAGAACATTAATAAACGAATTTGCAAAAGTTAATGATAAAAAAAGTGAAAAAATAATTAGCAGCACAACTGCTAATTTTAGAAATGCTAATATAGATAGCGCGTATTTAGTTCCAAATTCAGAATATTCTTTGAATTATATTAACTTGCTTTTTTTAATGATAATAATAGAAGTCAATCTTTTAGTTAGTGATTTTGACAATGTGCAATACTTTGTATATGAATACTTTATTAATAAAATTTATTATGCAATTAGAAACCCAGGAGATCCTAGCTTTGATCATTTTAATCTTCTTAATAATAAGATAATTAATGATTATCGCAAAAGTCCTACACCTGCCTTAAATAATAAACTAAAAGAAACATATAATAAAAAAAAGCGAGATATTTTTTACTATGAATATACTGAAAAGTTAAAAAGTGATGAAGTTAATAAAATGAGCCCGGATCTTAAAAGGTTATATAGAACAATAAATACTGAAGTTACTAAAGATTTATGTAGAAAAATTGTTAATCATGCAACTTATGTTAAATTTTTAGATAGTAGCACTTTAAGTTCAAGATTTCTTTCAAATGCTGCAGGTGTATCTGACGTAACTTTAGAATATAAGTTAAAAAGAATTCTTATAAAGGATGCACTTAGCGTTGTAAATTAGATACAATATTTATATTATTCTTTTATGAGTTTTATAAATATTAAAAATTTATTTTCAAAAGATATCGAGTTTCCTTATGAAATTGATTGTATCTTTGATCTATCCTTTTTTCAAAATAAATTTCTAAAAGACAACTTAAATAAAACATTTTCTATTAAAGAAACAACCTTTAGCAACGACGTAGAAAAACACTTAAATATTTTCAAAAGCCTTAATGTAAAAAACATTAATCTTGTTGAGTCTTTGCCAAAAAGCAAAAAAAATAGTCTTATAAAATTTGTAAAAGATGAGATACAATCTTTTATAGAAGAAGCTAAATCAGATAGATATTTTTCTGTCTATAATAATCAACAAGATTTATATAGAAATATAACTAAATATAACGTAGATATTAAAGCATTAAATGCTTATCTATTGTTAGAACAGAATGAAACATTAAAAACAAATCTGTTAGGTTTTAAGTCTAATAAAGAAGTAGAATATTCTAGGTCTGAAACTGTGACCGGACGTTTATCTTCTAAAAGTCAAGCAAATATTTTAACGCTTCCACGCAAATATAGAAATATATTTAAGTCATCCTTTGAAAAGGGTAAGTTATTTTATATTGATTTTGTTTCGTTAGAACCTAGAATTATGCGTAAATTAGGTGGCTGGGATTGTCAAGGCGACATTTATGAAGAAATTATGTCAAGTCTAGAATTAGATATTGACCGATCAATTGTAAAACAAGCAATCATTTCAGCTGTATATGGTTCTTCAAAAAAGAGTTTATATTCGAAAATATCAAAAGACAAAGTCGATCAACTATGCAGTTATATTGACAAGTATTTATGCGTTGATCAATGCCTTGAAATGGCTCAAGAAAGCAGCGAAAACGGACGCAGAACAAACTTTTGGGGTCGTACCTTATGGAATAATCATGTCACCGAAGAAAACGTCATATTAAACAATTATGTGCAGTCTACGGCTGTTGATGTTGCCCTAAGCGGTTTTTCTAAAGTTTATGAAAGACTAGACAAAAATCAAGCAAAACCTATCTTTATTATTCATGATGCGCTTATGATCGATGTTAAAGAAGATTATATCGATGAATTTGTAAAAGAAGTTAAACAAGGATATAATTGTAGCATACTTGGTAATTTTCCAATTAGTGTAGAGGATTTATATGGAACGAAATATTGAAGAAGTCTGGGGTAAATACGAAGGTCTCCTAAAAAGACTATCTGATCATAACCTTAATATGTTGCTTAGTGAGCAAGGACAAAGAATTGCTGAATGTACATTTAATACGTCATCAAGCGAACCTTTTACTGGTCCAGGCGGCTTAGTTGAATTTTGCCTAGAAGTAGCAAAGGCTGCAAGAAGTCTAAACGAAGCACTAGGTCTAAACTGCTCAACAAAAAGTATTCTTCTTACATCACTTCTTTCAGACTTAGGACGTATTGGTGATCTAGAACAAGACACATTTTCTATTCAAGATTCCGATTGGCATAGAGAAAAACTAGGTCAACTTTATAAGTGGAATGAAGAATGTGATAAAATGTCAATGACACATAAAACATTATTTCTACTTCAGCATTATGGTGTTAAACTTACTAAAGAAGAGTGGTTAGCAATTCAACTATCAGGTGGTATGCACTTTGAAGAAAACAGATTTTATGCAGGACATAATAAAGGTCTTCTTTTTCTTATTCAAACAGCAAGGCAGCATGTCTTAAATAAATAGTCTAGTAATAAATAGTAACAAGGAGTTATTATGAAAAGATTACTAGAGACTTATATTAGAGAAGTTTTATCTGAAAAGAAAATAATGTTAAAAGAAAAGCCTTGTGAATGTGCAGAAGGCGAAAAATGCGAATGTGCAGAAGGTGAAGGAAAATCTTGTGGTTGTTCTGAAGGAGAGTCTTGTAACGAATGTGGTCCTTCTGAAGTTGATGAGGCTTCATTCGCTGCCGCAGTTAGTGGTCCTATGGTTCCAGTAGGTGCAGGTCCAAGAGGAAAAGTTAGATATGCTGACCCAAGAACTAAAGACTCTCCAATTGAAGGACCAAGCAAGCACCTCAGAAAAAGCAATAAAAAAAGAAAAACTAAAAAATAAACATTATTTGTAAAAAAGATAAAATAAGTATATTATACAGTCGCCATTAGGTGGCTGGCTTAAAAAAAATAAAAAATTAAACAGTTACCAAAAAAACATTTACACATTTAACAAAGGAGAAAAATATGGCAATCGATATGGATGCAATTCGTCGTAAACTTGGTCAGCTCAGCGGTGCAAACAGCAAGCGAAACATCATGTGGCGACCAGAGGAAGGTGAGGAGACAACAGTTCGACTTATCGCTTATCCTAATAATGACGGACAACCATTCAAAGAGCTAATGTTCTACTACAACATTGGCAATAACCCAGGACTTCTGGCACCTTACCAGTTCGGTAATCCAGATCCTATCCAAGAGCTTATCAATAAGCTTCGTGACGATGGAAGTAAAGAGAGTTACGAGCTTGCTAAGAAGCTTTATCCTAAGATGCGTTGTTTTGCACCAGTTATTGTTCGTGGTGAGGAAGATAAAGGTGTTCGTCTCTGGGCATTTGGAAAGCAAATCTACCAGTCACTTTTGAACTACATGCTTGATGAGGACTATGGTGATATTACTGATGTAGCAGAAGGTAATGATCTTCGTATTAATTGCTTCAAGGCTCCAGGAAAGATGTGGGCAACAACCGAGGTTCGTCCTCGTCCAAAGTCTACGCCACTTTCTGAGTCAGCAGATCAAATTCAGAAGTGGACAAGCAATGTTCCTCGTGTTGATGATCTCTATGAGGCTAAGTCTTATGAAGAGCTTGAGCGAATCGTAAATGCATGGCTTAATGGTGATGATGAGGAATCATCTTCTAGCAGCGTTGGAACTACACGTGGTGGAAGTCAAACAGCGTCTGCACCAGCAGTTGTTCGTGACGAGCCAAAAGCTTCCGAGCCTGTGTCTTCTAAGTTTGAGTCACTTGATGCTGCTTTCGCTGAACTTGAGGATGATGCATCTCCTTTCTAAATAATTTTGTAAAAAGTTAAGACCGTTGATAAAATACCTCTTGTAACCAGGAGGTATTTTCATATGGCTAGAAAGAAAAAAGCAGATCCCGTAGTTGAAACCAGTGGAGCGGCAGAGGACTTTACCGCTGATCTTATTAAGTCACTAAACAAAGAAAGAGGAACTCGTGTAGCATATAATCTTAGCACAGATGAATCTCCTACGCATGTCAATAGGTGGATTAGTACAGGTTCACAACTATTAGATTATATTATCTCTAATAGACGAAATGGTGGACTTCCAGAAGGACGTATTGTAGAAATCTTTGGACCTCCATCTATTGGTAAGTCACATATCGCAACACAGATTGCTCGTTCTACACAGCAGATGAATGGTATTGTTGTATATATCGATACTGAGAATGCAACAAGCATTGAAAACCTTAATGCACTTGGTGTAGACATTAACAAGCGTTTTGTCTATGTAGATACGCATTGCACAGAAGAAGTTCTTTCTATTGCTGAAAGCACTATTCTTAAGGCTAAAGCAATGCAAAAAGATGTTCCAGTAACTATTATTTGGGACTCTGTTGCTGCATCTTCACCTCGTGCAGAGCTTGTTGGAGATTATGATAAAGAAAGTATTGGGCTCCAGGCACGCGCTATCTCAAAAGGTATGAGAAAGATTACAGGAGTTATTGCTAATGAAAATGTTCTTATGGTTTGTCTAAATCAGATTAGAACAAAAGTAGGAGTAATGTATGGTGATCCAACAACTACACCTGGCGGCATGGCAATCCCATTCCACTCTTCAGTTCGTATTAAACTTGGTGCAGGTTCACCTATTCTTAATAAAGACAAAGAGCCAATTGGTATCAATGTTTCAGCAAAAACAATTAAGAATAAGGTAACTGCACCTTTTAGGACAACAAACTTTCAGATCCACTTTGGTATCGGCATTAAAGAACATGAGGAAGTATTTGATATTCTAAGAAAACATGGAGCTGAGCAGGTTGATGAACATATTGTAGAAATTAGTGGAAATGGTGCATGGAAACACTTGAATGTAGCAACACTTGATGGAGAGATTGTATTTGAGAAGAAATTCTACAAAGCAGACTTCTATAAGATTATGAGAAACCCAGAGACAAAGCCTTATGTTGACGGACTCCTAGAGAAAGCAATGGTTAAGGCAAGAGTAACAGATGAAGACATTCACATTGATGCAGAATCATATGAAGAAATGTCAGCAATCGCAGAACACATTGATGTAAGTGGCTTGGAGTAAAATGCAGCCTGAAATCTTAATAGATGGTCTCAATGTTTTTATGAGACACTATTGCGCAAACCCTACGGTTTCTCTTCATAACACACAGTGTGGAGGAATCTTAGGGTTTTTGCGCAATATACAACACTTATGTGATAGGTTTAGACCCCATAAAATGACAATTGTTTGGGAAGGAGGCGGTTCAAGTAGAAGAAGAGCAATAGAACCTAACTATAAACAGGGCAAACGTCCTGTCAAATTAAATAGAAGCGGTTATTATTCAGATAGATACGATACCAAAGATAATAGAGACGATCAGCTTAAAACATTAATAGAAATACTTAAGTTCATTCCAGTTACACAGATATATGTAAATGATTGTGAAGCTGACGACGTGATTGGTTACATAAGCAAGAATAAAAAAGCTGGCCATCGTAAAATTTTGGTTACTTCTGATAAGGATTATTACCAGCTTATAGACGATGATAATGTTATTTGGTCACCAAATCAAAAGAAGATAATAGATAAAGAAGAAGTTTTAGCTAAATGGGGTGTTTCATCAACAAACTTTTGCACAGCTAGATGTTTTGTAGGTGATCAGAGTGACGGAATTAAAGGCGTAAAAGGTGCGGGATTTAAGACAATGTTAAAACATTTTCCGCAGCTTAAAGAAGAAGACTTTATTTCTGTTGAAGATATTATCGAAGAGACAAAAAATCTTCAAAGTAGCTCTAAAGTTGTAAAAGAGATAATTTTGAAGGAAAATAGACTTAAAAAAAATTGGCAATTAATGTATTTGGATAGCACATGTCTATCATGGCAGCAGATAAAATCTATCAATTATCAATATGACAATAAGGTCAAAAAGGAAAATAAAATGGATTTGATGCGCGTTATGATGCGTGAAGGTCTTAATAATTACGACGTCAATAATCTACTCATTTCAGTTAAAGCATCCATTATTATTTAGGAGATTAAATGTCTGAGAAAAACTTTTCCAAATACGGAAAGACTTTTCAAGAAAAAGTATTTCAAAGTATGCTCACCGATAAAGATTGGTCAGCACAAATGGTCGAGGTAATGACACCTGAGTATTTTGATATTAAATACTTACAATACCTTTGCGAAAAATACTTTACTTACTTTTCAAAATATAAGTCTTTTCCAACACTTTCACTACTAGTAACAATTATCAAAGATGAACTTATTAGTAGCAAAGATGTTGCTCTCCGGGATCAAATCATTGAATATCTTCATCGAATGAAGACAAGTCCTGATATGTGTGATATTGCATATGTCAAAGAAAAGTCCCTTGAGTTTTGTAAAAGACAGGCATTCAAAGAGGCATTGGAAAAGTCTGTTGAGCTAATTCAAACAGACAAATATGAACATGTTGTTGATATTATGAAAAATGCTGTCTCTGTCGGTCTTCCTAATAGTAATGGACATGACTTCTTCGAAGATCTAGAATCACGTTTTGTAGCTATCAATCGTCAGGTATGCCCGACAGGTTTAGGTCGACTTGACTCTCAAGATATTCTTCGAGGCGGTTTAGGAAGAGGTGAGCTTGGTGTAGTTGCAGCGAATACAGGTGTTGGTAAATCTCACTTCTTGGTAGAAATGGGTTGTGCTGCAATGCGTGTTGGTAAAAACGTTGTTCACTATACCTTTGAGCTTTCTGAGCATGAAACAGGCAAGCGATATGACTCAAATCTTTGTAACATTCCTAGCAATGAAGTCATTGAAAGAAAAGACGAAGTTATTGCAAAGTATAAAGAAATGGATCTAGGCAGGCTTGTTATTAAAGAATATCCTACTGGAGGTGCTTCTGTAGTAACAATTAGGAATCATATTGAAAAGCTTATGCTTAAAGGTTTCGTGCCTTCTATTATCGTTGTAGATTACGCTGATGTTATGAAGTCAACAAGAGCTTATGACTCTCTTCGTCACGAGCTAAAGCTTATCTATACAGAACTTCGTAACCTTGCATCTGATCTTAATGTTCCTATTTGGACAGCATCTCAGGCAAACAAAGACTCTGCTAAGTCTGATATTGTTGGTCTAGAAAACATGTCTGAAGCATATGGTAAAGCACAGGTTGCCGACATTGTTCTTTCTATTAGTCGTAAGCCAACAGAAAAAGCAGATGGTAGTGGTCGAATCTTTGTTGCTAAAAACCGAGCAGGTCGTGACGGTCTTTTATTCCCATTAAGTATTGATACAGCAAGATCTAAGTTTAAGATTCTAGATGATACAGAACTAACACTAAATGAAGCAGTTGCTCAAGATAACAATGCTATGAAAAATATCCTTAAAGAGAAGTGGAAAGAGGTAAATAGTAATGGTTAAGATTTGTTTAAGTGATGATCTACGAAGTGCTTTAGAAGTTAATAAAATCAATCCTGAAAGTGAATATTTGCCAGCTTATGGAGGAGAAAGTGCTGGTTTAGATCTTTATAACTGTGGCCCAACAATCGATATTAAACCTTCTAGCAATATTCCATCAGGCTCATTAGCTCCACAAAAAGTCTTAATTCCAACAGGTATCAGAATTGATGTTCCACGAGGTTATGTTGCACTAGTTCAAGAGAGAGGTTCTGTAACTAAAACACCCCTAAAGGTTCGTGCTGGAGTAATTGACAGCGGTTATACAGGAGAAGTTTTTGTAAATTGTATAAATACTGGTTCTGATGTCTATACTATTTATGCTAAAAGAAAACTGCCATTTCAAATTGTAGTAGTGAAGTGCGACAATGATTTTCAGGTCGTAACTGAAGAGGAATACTTAAATCTAACCTCTACTGCTCAAAGACAGGACGGGCAAGTAGGAAGTTCAGACTAAGGGGATAAAGTGGAAAGTTATCATAGTATTGTAGTCGATAAAAATAGAGATAAAAGACTAAACAAGTTTTCAATTGACTTATTAAAAAATTACTATATGTTACCGGAGGAGGACTCTCCGCAAGAAGCTTTTGCAAGGGCTGCGTTGGCTTTCTGTGCAGGAGATAATGAACTAGCACAAAGAATCTACGACTACGCTTCACAACAGTGGTTTATGTTTTCTTCACCAATTCTTTCAAATGCACCTCAACCAGGTAGCACTTCAAGAGGTTTACCTATCTCTTGTTTTCTTACATTTGTAGATGATAGTCTTGAAGGGCTAATGGATCATAGTGAAGAACTACGTTGGATGAGCGTTAAAGGCGGCGGTGTAGGCGGACACTGGTCGAGTATTAGAAGTAATAGCGAAATTTCACCTGGCCCTATTCCTTTTCTTAAGACAGTTGATGCTGATATGACTGCGTATCGTCAAGGCAAGACAAGAAAAGGTAGTTATGCAGCATATATGGATGTTTCTCATCCTGACATTATTGAGTTCTTAAACATTAGGCTACCAACAGGTGGAGATGTAAACAGAAAATGTTTTAATCTTCATAACGCAGTAAACATTTCAGATGACTTTATGGAAGCTGTTGTCAAAGGTGATGACTGGAATCTTCTTGACCCTAATGATGGCTCTGTTAGAGATACAGTTAAAGCTAGAGATTTATGGCAAAGAATTCTTGTTACAAGATTTAGAACAGGTGAACCTTATCTAAACTTTATTGACGAAGCAAATAGACAGCTGCCAGAGTTCCAGAAAGATCTTGGATTAAAAATTCATGGTAGTAACCTATGTAATGAAATCCATCTTCCTACAGACAAAGATAGAAGTGCTGTTTGTTGTCTTTCTTCCCTTAACTTAGAAAAATATGACGAGTGGAAAGATACAACAATTGTACAAGATCTTATTACGTATTTAGATAATGTTCTTCAATATTTTATTGATAAAACAGAGAATATGAGCGGTCTTCTTAAAGCAGGAAATTCAGCACTTAGAGAAAGAAGTCTTGGATTAGGTGCAATGGGTTTTCACTCTTTGTTACAAAGCAAGAATATTCCGTGGGAATCTGCTATTGCTAAGTCATTAAATATGAAGATTTTTTCTCAAATTAAAGAAAGAGCATATGCACAAACACAACTGCTAGCACAAGAAAGAGGTGAGTGCCCAGATGCTGGAGGACATGGGGTTCGTAATAGTCATCTATTGGCTATTGCTCCTAACGCTAACTCTTCTATTATTGCTGTAACATCACCTTCTATTGAACCTTGGAAGAGTAATGCGTTTACTCATAGAACAAGAGTTGGAAGTTATCTTGTAAAAAATCCACATATTGATAGAATACTACTTAATATGCTTGATTCAAACGATATTGATCAAAAAACATATGATGATACTTGGCAGAGTATTATTCTGCATGAAGGTAGCATTCAACACTTAGATATTTTTAATGACTGGCAAAAGCTAGTATTTAAGACAGCTTTCGAATTAGATCAAAGACGTGTTGTTGATCATGCAGCTGATAGACAGGAGTTTATTTGTCAAGGTCAAAGTGTCAATTTATTCTTCCCGGCTGGGACAGACAAAAGTATTGTAAATAATGTTCATTTAAGAGCTTGGAAAAAGAAATTAAAAGGTTTGTATTACCTACGTACAAATACGGGCGCTAGCGCAGAAAAAGTAAGTGAGAAGATTGAACAAGACAAGCTTAAAGACTTCCAAGATGACGAGTGCTTAAGCTGCCAAGGATAAAGGAAAGAAAAATGTCATTACTCAAATACAATGAAACCTACAAACCTTTCAAATATCAGTGGGCTATGGAGATTGCAGAGTCTCATGAAAAGATTCATTGGGGCTCATGGGAAGCTAAACTGCAGGAAGATGTAAATCAGTGGAAAGGCGGTAAAATCTCTGAAACAGAGAAAAGTCATATTACACAGATTCTACGACTTTTTACGCAAAGTGATGTTCAGGTAGGTGGCAATTATTGTGATCTATTTATTCCTAAATTTAAGAATAATGAAATAAGGAGTATGCTATTAAGTTTTGCAAACCGTGAAGGTACGCATCAACGTAGTTATGCTCTGCTTAATGATACATTAGGACTACCTGAAGAAGAATACAGCGCATTTCTTGAGTACGAGCAACTTAAGAATAAGATTGAGTTTATGCAGGACAATGATGTATCTACACTTAAAGGATTAGCAAAGTCATTAGCACAATCTGCATGCAACGAAGGAATGTCGCTATTTTCAGCTTTTGTTATGCTTCTAAACTACCAGCGTTTTGGTAAAATGAAAGGAATGTGTGAAATTGTTGAGTGGTCTATTAGAGATGAGACAATGCACGTTCAAGGTATGACCAAGCTATTTAGAGAGTTTCTTAAAGAGCATCCTCGTGTAATCAATGATAAGTTTAAGTCTGAAGTATATCAGATGTATAGAGATGCTGTCGAGTTAGAAGATAAAGTAATTGATCTAGCATATGAGATGGGTTCTATTGAAGGTTTAGAAGCAGATGAAGTTAAGCAATATATTCGGTATTTAGCTGATAGACGTCTTATTCAACTTGGTCTTAAACCTAACTATGGTGTTAAGGAAAACCCTCTTAAATGGTTAGATTGGGTATTAAATGGTGATAGTTTTAAGAACTTCTTTGAAGGAACAGTAACAGATTACTCAGCAATGGGTATGAGTGGAGATAGTTGGGGCTGGGAAGGCCTAGAAAGTGATAGTATTTAATATGGAAAATATTCAAGACGGAATTTTGTTTTTTAATGCACCTTGGTGTGGTCCATGCCGAGCTGTCAAAAAGTATTTAACACCTGAGGTTATGGAGGAACACGGTGTCATTAGTGTTGATATTGCCGAGTATCCAGAAATGGCAGCACAACATCAAGTTGCATCTGTTCCTACATTTGTTAAACTTGAAGGTGGAAGCGCACAAAAGTCTCATGTAGGAAGACTTTCTCTAGAGGATCTAAAAACTTTTTAATTTTTTATAAATATTCAAAAAAATGAATATACTCTAATAAATAAAACGGAAGGTTTATGATGCAGTGTATTCATGATATTGATAAAACTATTAAAGAGATTGAGTTAAGAAAAGATCCAGTTATTATCCAGGTAAATGATTTTAATCAAGAAGAAGCAGCTAAATTTAGAAGCCTAGTTTCTATTGCACATAATACTGGACAAAAAGTTATTCCTGTTATTATTGACTCATATGGTGGTGAGGTTTATTCACTAATGTCAATGATTTCATCGATTAAGTCTTCCAAGGTTCCTGTTGCAACAATTGTAACAGGTAAAGCTATGTCTTGTGGTGCTATTCTTGCTTCGTTTGGAGCAGAAGGTCTTAGGTTTATGGATCCAGACGCAACTGTTATGATTCATGATGTTTCATCACGAGCATTTGGTAAGGTTGAAGAGCTAAAGGCAGATGCATCCGAAGCTGATCGTTTAAACAAGAAGGTTTTTACAATGATGGCAAGGAATTGCGGCAAACCTGATGATTTCTTCCTCAAGAAGATTCATGATAAAGGACATGCTGATTGGTTCTTAGGCGCTGACGAGTCAATTGAAGTAGGTCTTGTTAACTTTAAACGAGTTCCTGAAATGACAATCAAAGTAACAGTCGATATTGACGTAGCATAAAGGGGAAGTAATATGGAGCAATTTGAACACTTAAATAAAAATAGAGACTATGTTAGAACGCTACAGGAAGAAGTTGGTGCTATTCCTGATGGCGTTTATGGTCCTGCAACACATCAGAAAGTATTAGACTTTTACGAGAGTCCAGTTATTTTTCATATGGGAAGGGTTGTTCCTCTAACAGGTGCAACGTATAAAGTTAATCATGATCTTTCGCTATATGAATTAGCTGATGGCACACAAAATTGGTCTTCAAGGCGTATGACGCCTAAAACTATTTGTGTTCACTGGGGCGGTCTTAATTCAAGACATTGTTACCGTGTATTTAATGCTGCTAGCGGTCGCCATGTTTCTTCTCATTTCTTAGTAGGAACAAATCCAAAGACAGAGGAGTTTGAAATTCTACAATGTTTAGATACAGGCGTATCGGCATATCATGCAGGAAAGTTTAATCAATACTCGATTGGTATTGACATTTGTATGCATCCTCATCCTAGATATCAAGATAAAACACAGAAGTTTTATCCAGATTCATATATGATAGACAATGATCACGATAGAGTTCCTGTCAAAGAATATATGATGATTAGTGATAAGTTTGCTAAGTTTTGCAGAGAGTTTCTTGCTGATCTTCGATATGCTGTAGAACTAGATGACAAACCTGTTTGTGAAGATAATGAAGTTTATTCTGTCAAAGAAGCAGCAAATTTTAGTATTGTAGGACACCATAACATTTCAGCTAAAAAATGGGATGTTATCCCTTGGGCAGAAAAGTTATATTACGGACTCTAACTAACACCAAAGCTTATTATATACCACTGAGTTCCGTTTGAAATAATTGTAAAAGCCCAGTTGGATCCTGCTAAACTTCTTGTTGTAAATTGATCAATTTGTTCTGTTCCTGCTGGATCTAATATAACATTGTTGCTTCCTGTGCTTCTTTTGAAATGAAGTCTAGTTCCAATAGGAATATTAGCAACTGAAGGCAGATTAAACGTTACTGAATTACTAGAAGATTCAGCAATAAAAACTGAACCGTTCGGAGTTTTTGGGCTTATATCATATGTTGACGAAGTTATAACATTGTATGTTTTATAATTAGATTTTATATTAAACGTCATAATAACTTCCTTATGAAGCCCCAAAGCTTAGGAAATACCATTTATCTACACCGTCTGATGCAATTGTATATGTATCCCATATTTGTGATCCGGAAATAACTTTAGCAGCCGATCCATCTATGGTATCACTACCACTACCATTTATAGAAACTGTACCTGATCCTCCTTGTTTTTTAATTGTGTAGTATGTGCCTGCAATTACACTGCTTGCTAAAGGAAGATTAAAAACTACAGCACTTGAATCATCTGCAATAAATACAGTACCTACAGAATCAGCCTTAGTTATATTATAAGTTCCAGATATTGTAACAACCTTTGATGTTGCTGTGATATTAAAAGACATATATAAACCCTTTTAGTCTAATTATTCAATCCAACTATACATTATGACAGTAGGTATTATATTATTATGTGGCAAGTTTGTTTCTGTTGAAGTACTTGTTGCTCTTGCTCTAAGTTCATATGTTTTAGTTCCGCTATAACCAGGAATTAAATATCTTAAATGTGTTGCGTCACCAAATTGCATATTTCCTGCAGATTTTTCTTTAACACAAAATATATCACCAAGATTTGTCCAACCTGTTCCATCGTTTTCATATAACTCAATTGAAAGCTCTGAATTATAATCTTGATAGTTAGCTTGCAAGTAACATTCATACATAATAAATTCTGTTTTAATTAAAGGAGTAAAACTAATTCTTGTTCCGTTAACAGACTCTTGAGCAGAATTATTTATTAACTGAGTACTAACTGTTTCACCAACTTCTGATTTATATGATAATATATTGTAATTATTTAATAAGTAACTCATTTTTAACTTTCTGTTATAGAATAACAAGCAACTGTAGGAATAAAATATTTTGTTTGAGCGGAGCTGGATCTTATGAAATTTGCAGCTCTATGTAAGACAACACCGCTTCCTTTTCCTTCAATTCTAAAAATTCTTTCTGTTGAACCCCAGCTATCTATAAGAAGTCTAACATTACATGTAGTTTCAAATTCTAAACTTGTTTCACCTGAATTAAACGAAGATCGATTGCCTGACAACTCAGTAAAAGTAGTTCCACCATCTTCACTATAAACAAGTCTAGTATCTATGCGAATGTAGCTATCAGCAAAAAAACAATATTCGTATATAACATAGTCTGATCCTTCATCTGGTATATAAGATATTTCTGACCCAGAGCAAAAAGTATAGTCACTCCCTATAGACTGCGATAATGTCGAATTGTTTAATTTAGCACCTTTGAATTTTGAAAAATACCCAGGTTCTCTTGTTTCTAAAAAATAACTCATTATATCTCCTATATGCAGTACATAATTACAAATGGATCAAAACTATATGCATTAATTCTAGACCTATGATAACCTGACTCGTAAGGCGAGCATTGAATTTTTAGACCAACAAATTTTTCAGAAGTCCATCCAGATGTTGATATTGCAAATCTTAAATTTACCTGCTGATTATACCAAACGTTGTTAGTAGCAAGAGGACCAATAATATCAGAATAAGAAGTTCCAGTACCAAATTTCATTTTATAACCTGTATCATCTGAAGCTATAGCTGATAAAGAAGAAGAAGTATCTCCCATTCTAAGTCTAAATAACGCATTATTAAAAGTTTGGTCATATTGTAATTGAGATACGAACTCATATATTACATAACTCGATCCTTCTAGAGGAGTGTAAGCCATAGTTGATCCATTGACTGTAATTAAAGAATTTGTAACAATTTGTCTAATAGCATTCGAAGTGTTATCAGTTCTTAAAACTTTAACTCCACGTCTGTGTTGAAGGTTTATATGATATGTCATAATGCCTCTATTTATTTTTTAATGTAAATATGCAAATTATATTCTATAATAACTATTAAATTAAGAGGAAATAAATGAGTTCAAACAATTTAACTGTTAAATTATATAATGATGATATTGGTCACATTAGTCTTGTTCAAAGCATGGGTGACGAGCTTACAATTGTCAACTCAGCTAGAGTCTCGTTTGGTGTTGAGAAACAAGAATTAGATAATCGTGATCGTAAACTTATCAAGTATCTTATTAAACATAAACATACTTCAACTCTAGAACATAACTTTGCTACATTTCTTATCGAAGTTCCTCTATTTATTCGGTCGCAACATCATCGACATCGAACATGGAGTTACAACGAAATTAGTAGACGATATACAGACTATGATATGAAGTTTTATTTTCCTGCTTCTTTTAGAATGCAGTCATCTTCAAATCGACAAGCATCTACAGATGATCTAGTAAATCCTAACATTTTTACAGGCTTTGGCGGCGAAGGTAGCGCATCTGATGTTGTGCGAGAACACTGCAGTGATTCTTTAGAACTTTATGAAAAGCTTATCAAGGGTGGCGTTGCAAGAGAACAAGCACGTATGATTCTTCCACAGAACCTTTATACAAAGTATTACGCAACAGCAAATCTTAATAATATTCTTAAGTTTATTGATCTAAGAATTCATGAAGGCGCACAATGGGAAATCCAGCAGCTAGCAAAAGGAATGCTAGAGATTATTGTAAATATCTGGCCTTTTGCAACTAATGTTTATCGAGAAATTAATAATCATTAAATATATATTTAGTTTATGTAAATGAGGTAAATATATGACAGGTTTATTACAAGAGAGACACGAAGATTTAGTTAAAATGTTAGTTCACTGCAGAGTTCAGATTGAAGGAAAAGATGATCCTAACATTTTAGATATTTTAACAGATGCAAGATCATTAGGAGGTGTTGCAACTGTCAGGCAGACAAGACCCCTTTCAGATAAAAGAACATCAAGTGGAAAAAGAATAATAGAATTAAACATTTCATATAACCCGAAATATGTTGATCCTAACGATCCAAATCCAAAAGATTTAGATGCATGCATGAAGGTGTTGAAAGGTCTAATAAGAATTGAAAACTTAGACATGGCAAAACTAATTGATCATGACACTGAATCTATTGCAATTAAAACAAAGAAAAACCCAATTATAGTATAGGAGATAATATGAAGTTAAGTGACGATACAATTGCACACGTGGTTAAACTGCTACAAATGGCTATTATGACAGGAACAGATATTACAGATAACTTTAGAATGTTAGAGTTAGTTGAGGCTGAAGGTGTCTTGGAAATTGACCAAGATTATATGCATGTATTTAATCAAAATTTAGATAGAATTATTGCAGAAGGTGCCAAAGACGACACTTAACAATAAAGGGTATTAAATTGAAAGATAAGCTAGAAACTATTTTTACACATAGAGAAGAGTTTTTACAGCTTTTAATTAAAAGGTTTCCAGAGTCATTTCCAAATCAGTGGCCTGTTGATATTACAACAAAAGAGTCACAAAAGTTTATTCGACAAATTGCGCTTAATGGTGTTGAAGAAATGTTTGAGGCTTTAGGTCATCTTAAAAACTGGAAACCTCATCGAACATCTGATCTTCCTGACATTGATCAAGAGGAATTTTTAGAAGAAATCGTAGATGCTTTTAACTACTTTTTTAATCTTTTAATTCTTTGTGGTGTTGATAGCAAGAAATTTTTTAGTGCCTTTGAGAGAAAACACGAAATAATTAAGAAAAGGCTGACTGACGGATATTAAAGTGAATTACAAATTCGATAGTGATGTAGATGATTTTATTGAGACATACGAGAAAAAAGTAGAATCTCATATTCTAAATTATCTAGGTTTGCTAACAGAGTTTGAGATGACACTTTTTCTAAACTATCGTGAAGTCTTAATAATGTTTCATCAAGATAAACAAGTTGTTTTTGATAAAGAGGTTCCTTTTTTAAGTAAAAATGCAAATGCTTCTATATTTGAAAAAACAGATCTTTCAGTTGAAGCAAATGTTTTGTTACGAAACAAGGTAAAGTATACAGAAGTTAACAATACCTTTTATTTTGTAGTAAATGAGGATGAAGTTCCTTACTCTACGACAGATGAGATTGATGATGGTATTATTATTGCAAACTGTATTTATAACACTAATATACAAACATATGAAAGATTTAAGGCTTCTTTTATTGCTAGTATTGCAAAAGAAATTGTTAATGCAAAAGAAGCATTAGAATTTACTTCATATTCTGAAGAAAGTGATATAAATAGTAATATTGCAAGAACTTTATCTTATTATTACTATTACAATAAATATAGAACGTTAACAATAAAAGATTTATTAGCTTCAAGAGACATTAAGTTTGTGCTTAGTAATGAAGATAAACAAATAGTTAAAGATATTATTTTAAGTAAGGATTAAAATGAGTAAGTATACATTAAAGCCACTCCTAGAAGCTATTGAAGAAGAGATGAAACCATCACCTCAAAAAGTTAAGTTAGAAGCAGCAATAAATATGATTGCTGATAAAGTAGGGTCATTAAACTCTGCATATGCACTTCTAGAAGAACTTCGTGACTCAATGAGATTTAGAGATGATGTTGATGATTCAATTACAAATAAACTTCAGCTTAAGTATTCTACAACTTTATTAGCGCTATTTGTTCTAGTTGCACAAACTGGCTTTACAATGAATCAATCACAGGTAGACATTATCATAAATACTTTTGCTAGTAGTATGACTGATAAGCAGCTAGATGATTTTACTGCAGCTGTTAAAGAAATAATGTAAAAATAGATACAAATAAGATATAATAAGTCCAGAGGTAAACATGGACTTAAAAAAATATTTAGAACTACAAGAAAAGTTTTCAAACTTATTTTACGATAAAAACAATATGTCTTCTAAACAAAAAGAAGAGATGCTTAAGACTTTGTCACTTTCTTTACATAGTGAGACTACTCAGATTGTATCGTCAACAAACTATAAGTTCTATGATAAAGACGAGTTTACAGTTGATAAAGGTAAAGTCTTATATAAGTCTGTTGACGCATTTAGATATTTGCTAGCAATACTAAACTTATATGATATTAATGAAGATACTTTCTTAAAAGCATTTCAACATAAAGACAACTATCTTCATAAAGATGTTGCATATAGAACTACCAATAAGCCTGTTGTTGTTGTGGATATTGATGATGTTCTTGTCTCTTTTAGATCTACATTTAATCAGTGGATTAGAGACACATACTCAATAGAGATTGATGATAACTCAAATCAGTATTATTCATCTATTGCTGTTAAAGACATTGGATTAAGTCCTGAAAGTGTTTTTGAAGAGTTTATGGAAGAAGATGGTCTACTAACAATTCCAGCTTTTCAAAATGCTTCTCTTATGACAGAAGCTTTACAAAAGTCAGGCTATGAAATCCAGTTACTAACAAGCAGACCAGAAGCAAATCTAAGATGCAAATATCAAACACTTCAGAGTCTGCTTGATAGTAATATTGTATTTGACAAGCTAAACTTTTCTTCTGAAAAATATATTTGGTTGGCAAAACAAGACTTTTATTTGGATGGAAGATTTAAGTTTGCAATTGATGATTCACCTAAACATGTAAGTGAATATGCAAATCATAATGTTCCAGTTGTAATGCCAATCTATGAATATAACAAAAGCATTTTAGATCATCCAAAGAAAGACGAATATATTTACGAAACATCTTTAGAGAATATGCATTACAAAGTTTTGGATTTATCGTTAAAATTAAAATAAGTTGTAAATTAGACAAAAATTATTTATTATATTGACACAAATAACAAAAGGAAATTAAATGCCACTTAATAATAACATTGACCCGATTACTCTTCCTATGGATCTTAAGTTTGGACAATCTTGTAATACGACATTTCAAAACAATCTTGAAGCTCTTAAGGTGGAGCTAGTTGATGCGCCATCACGAGAGCAGGCACATAATGTTGCATGGTGTTATACAAAAGCGACCTGGGCGGACGATCCTTGGCAATCTTCTCCTGATAATGTTTCTACACGTGATAAGTCACTTAATCTTATTGATGTTCTTAACTTTAGAGCTTTGCCTACGCCTATGGAGTGCCTTGGTTTTACGTTTAGAATTAGTGGAATTTCTCTTCAAACAGTAACACATCTTATTCGACATCGTGCCGGTTCATTTGCAGCACAATGCACGGGTGATCGTGATCTTCGTGATGATCCTGCTGTTGTTCCAGAGGCTATTGAAAACTCGCCTGAGTTTTATGACCGTTACCAGCAACTTGTTAACGATACAAAGCAGCTTTATGCTGACATGGTTGATTCTAAGGTTATTTCAATGATGGATGCACGTATTATCCTTCCTAAATGCCTTACTTCTTTCTATTATGCTAGGTTTAACATTAAGGATTTGATTGGTCTTGTTCGACAACGTCAAGATGTTCAAATTCAGCCTGAGGTTGATAACATTCTTGCGACTCAAATGGCACGTCTTATTTGTGAGTGTATTCCAGAGTTTTCAACTGTTCTTGACTTTGAGCGACCTGATATGCATTACATTAAGACTTTCCGTGTTAAGGAAGGAGATACATGGACAAGCAAAGGTACAAACCTTTATCAGCCTGAGCCAAAGAATGATTCATTTGACTATCATGAGCAGGATACAATTTATCCTTGCCGCCGTGAGGCACTTAACGGAACAAACGGTGATCCTTTCCAAAAGACTTTTACTCGACTATGGGATGCTGATGTTGCAGCAATCAATGATATTCGTACAACACTAAATAAGGAGAATGCTTAATATGACTGATATGATTCTAATGCCTAAAGATCACAAATGGAAAATGTATCTTGCAAGCGGATGGTTTTCACCTGCAGCAGCTGAAGAGCTGGATCAACTAGAAGGATATTTTGGTGGCCTAGAAGGTGTTGACATGGCAGCGCCAAGACAGATCTTTGTTTGTCCGCCAAATGCACCAAAAGAGGTTCAAGATCAGACCTTTGAAGGTAATCTTCATCATATTGAAACGGCTGATTTTGTTTTTGTAAATACTCGTGATAAGGATATTGGAACTATTTGGGAAGCAGGTTATGCTTATGCGCTTGGTAAGCCTATCATTTATTATTGTGCAGGTCTTCCGCCAAATGCTAAGTTTAATCTAATGCTTGCAAGAAGTGGAATTAAGGTATGTACTAGCTTTGAAGAGCTACAGGAATATATTGGTCGGTGTCTTGCAGATGGATGCCTTTACGAGGAACCTTACAGTCTAGCAATCGAGTAAAAATGCCAGAAGGACCTGAAGTAAAGCTTTATGTTGATAAGCTTAACAAGCTTTACGCTAATAAAACAATTAAAAACTTAGATGTCTTAAGTGGAAGATATCTTAAGAAGCCAATTGATAACTTAGATAACTTAAATGGACAAAAAGTCTTATCAGTTAATTGTAAAGGAAAGTTTATCTGGTTTGAGCTTCAAAGGAATATCATATTTAATACCTTAGGTATGACCGGAAGCTGGTCAAGAGTAAATAAGAAACATTCTAGACTACAAATAAACTTTGTCGAAGATGACCACGTTTACTTTAATGATATTAGAAACTTTGGCACTTTTCATGTTAAAACAAGAGAAGAGCTAGTTAAAAAGCTTAA